GCTGCTGCGGAAAAGAGGAGAGCCACGGTCACTGCGCACGATAGCGGTGTCTCGGTGACGCCTGGCAGTGGGATGGCTGGAGCAGCGGCGGCTATTGCCGATTGGCGCCGATCCAAATTGGAAGCGCAAACGCGCTCCGGCCGCGGCGAGGGCAATCGGAGAGCGGCAGAATTGAGGCGGGCAAAGACGGAATCTAAGCTGACAGAGGCGCGACCGCTGTGGCGAGATAGAAGTCCACAGAGACTCACCACCGCACAAATTGCCCGGCAAGTTGGCCTCTCTGTGCCCACGCTCTACAAGAATCTGCACGTGCGTCCGGAGACCGGTGGCGCCAAGGTGTCAGGGTGGGTCTATGTAATAGGATCTGATGATGGCCCGATGAAAATCGGAATCGCCACCGATCCTCAGAGCCGGCTTGTAGAGATACAGGTTGGCCACCCGTTTAAGCTGAAAGTGCTACACTCATGGCGGCACGAAGCGGCGGCCAAAGTGGAATTAGCGGCCCACAAGCTATTGCGCGGGAGGCGGCTGCAAGGCGAGTGGTTCTCGGTCACCCAAGAGGAAGCATCCGCTGCGGTGGAGCGCGCTATCAAGAGAAAGGACAGAGAGGATGCAAAGTCCAAAGAGCAACCCTGAAACCACGGCCGATCGATATCGCAATTCCGGGGACCCGACTGTGTGGCGGTCGCCCCGTTTACGCATGACGCACCGTTTTCTAGCACAAGCCGTTAAACTTGTAGACCAAAACGGCGATCAGTACTTGGTTGAGTTCGAGGATGGCAGTTCTGGGTGGCATGCAGGGCCGCTTATTCCGATCGCGGCGGTAGATCGTGAGGCATTGAAATGAGCAATGGCGAAAAACCAACGACCGCCGCTACGATGCGAATGGAGCGCATCGAGCGATTGTTGCGGGAACTAGAATATGAAGTCACGCGGGGCATTATGGAACACGAGATTGATGAGGAAATCGGGTTCCGCTTCATCGTTCCAGTTAGCCGTAAGGTTCCTGGTGGCATCGTTGGTTGCGAGTTCAGGACGCGGCCGGGACAGACTTACGAAGCGGCTTATTACGGCTTGCACGAGACGCCAAAACTGAAGGTTGTAGGAGGCGACGGTGAGTAACCCGACCACCGCCTGCGGAGAGCACGTCTGCGCGGTCGCGATCTTTCTGGCTGATGGAACCGCTGAAACCAAGGTGCTTCACCGGGGAAGTCGTGAGGCTTGTGAAGCGGTCGAGGCGTTGACGCCAGCAATCACATACGCCGGAGCTAAGCAGGTTCGACACGCCAAAATATTCGTGCGTGATTCAGCTTGGTGGGACTCGCTGGTGGAGGATGTAAGCAACGCCCCCTGACCACCTAGTCACGCTAGCGGCTTTACCCTTTCCTCTTCCTTCGACACCACCACGCAGCCGGAACCTTCAATGGCGTCGAGTATCCGGGTCGCTTTCAGCACAGCGGACCGGTCGCCCAGCGTGCTGGGCTGCGCATCGAAGCAGTCTGCTATTAGCCGGATCAGATCGGCGCGGCTGGTGGGCGCCCCCATCACGCCGCTTCCTTCGATGGACGATCGCCGGGGCGCCACACCGCTTTCAACCTACGTTGCTCACGTTCATCTTTGTGGATCACAGCGTGACACTCCGTGCAAAACCAACGGACCTCCAGAGGTTTGCTATAATCTGCGTGATGAGCTTGCGCTTTTTCGGCATAGCATAACTCACAGGGTAGACGCTTCAGCTTACCGTCTCTGATTGCGTTACTGACAGCTGAATGTGCCTTGCGTTTTTCCGGGTTACGCTTGATCCATCTTTTACTATCTTCCTGGTCTAACTGTTTGCCTCTTTCGGTGCTTGCGTATTCAATCCTAGCGAGGAAGCGCAATGGTTCATTGGCCCTGTTGCGATCATACTGTCTATAATAATCCAACTTCGTGCTGCGATTTTCTCTGTTGTGCTGTTTGCAGCACTCCTTACACTTGTTAAGATACCCATCCGACATCGCCGGATGGGTGTAAAAGTCTTCTATCGGCTTCCGTCCGCCGCAAGCGATACAGGCTTTTATTATTGCCAGCATGGGCCAAAGGGAATTTCGTCGTCTATGTCGCCCCCTCCTGCTGGTGCCATTTCCTTAGCCTTCGCCACCGGCGCGCGTTCTGGTGATGATGAGCCACTCTGCTTGATATAGCCGCGGATTACGTTCTTTGCTGGATAACCATCCTTTGCTGGTTGAACTCCAACTGTGCAACGCCCAGTGCGGTCGGCCATCTCATTCTCGGTAAGAAGGCCCTTTTCGTACTCTCGTAGCAGACCACATGAAGCTGCAAAATGCCTGATTTTCCAAGCCGCCTTCTCAGAATTAACGAGATAGTCGAACAGCATCTTCTTATTGCTGTCCTGATCGAAGATCCAGACCTCCAGTGCGAACATATCGTTGCCGTTGGCGCTTTCTTTTTCGACTGCCGTCTTCACCTGGAACTCATAATCACCTGCTTCCCAGAGATTGGATGACTGTTCATCGGCTTCTTTTTCTGAAAGTGGGGTAACGCGCATCGATGCCTCCTATGCAGTCAGTTTGGATTTGAGAAACTCAATAGCTTTGCCGATAGTATCGGCTTCCATCTCAGACCAATCATCAACATTGGCCTTTTTGAAGCACTTTTCCGACCAATCCTCGGAGACCTTCACGATCTCTAGCAGGCGACGTACCTCAGCAACCTGTTCGTCTCCAGCGAGAATGATAGGTTTCGCCGCCTTCTCGATGGCGGTCCGTCCATAGCGTTCAGCGAACTCCTCGTATGACCAATCGAACCGTGCTGCCGAAGGGAAATTCGCTAGCCGCGATTTGCCAACGTGCATGAACCTTTTGGCGTCTTTACCAGTGCCGATCTGGCTGATGCGTAGAACAAGATGTAGTTCGTATGCTAACTTCTCCCAGCAATCGAATGTCTGCCCGACGACCTCACGATTGCCTTTGTCATCTTTGCCCCATTCATCTTTCTGGTGGCAAATGAACACAGCGTTCATATCAGCACGATTTACCCATCGCAGTAAACGGGTCACCTGACGGATTGGACCTTTTTTTGAAGCGCCGAACGCATCCTTGTCGCCAAGCCGCTCTTGTTCTTCCGTGATAGCGGCGTTGAATAGCTTGGTCATGCTATCGAACACCATTGTGTTGTATCGATGTTCGATTGTTGCAAGCGTTTGGACCTCCTCAATCACTGTCTCAAAGTCAAGCGAACCTTGGTCCGGACCGAAGTAGCCAGCGCCAGAGTTCTTCAGGCGCACGCGATATTCATCCTGATCTGCACCGCCTTCGTGGTCAAAGTAGTAGACGCCAGGAAACCGAATTGCTTCGTACGTCTTACCGACGCCAGGCGGCCCGAAAATTAGCGTTTTAGCTTTCTTCGGCTCAATGGTATCTGGTGATACCGCTCCGAGTTCGCGTGTGGTTCGGCGTCTCGTTTGTATTCCATCAGGCATCTTCGTTGCTCCTTGTGTTCTCGCTCATCCCACCCGTCCCCCACTGACCGTGGCGGATGTAGGAGCCATGCTCACCGCCTGGAAGTCTGGAGAACTCGACCATCATATCGTGGTCCTTCAGATCCTTGTGGTCGCGCTTCACGCCAGCGATCACATAGGCGGCGATCTCTGCTTCCGTCAGATCCACCGTCGCTCGGTGCGTGATGGACCGCGTCTTCACTACTTCGGATGGCATGTTGTACTCTCCTTGCATATGTCTGCCACTGTATCGACCACTACCCACGTGCAGGCAGCGACGGAGCAGAGAACAATCGCGACCGTCGCGGCGTTGGCGATCCAGCGGCGCCAGGGACGTGGCGGCCGTGGCACTTCGGCGCCGACCGTCCAGCGGCCGTCAGGCAAGGTCACGGTGCGAACTATGGGGCGCTGCATCAGTGCACATCCTCTGGATCGGGCATCCTGCCAGTCTTAACGCTCGGATCAATCAGGGAATGGACAAACTGCACGCCCTGATTGGTGTTAAGGATCATCAGAAATAGCAGTTCCATCCGTTCCGAAGCTGGCATCACCATGAACTGATCTCGCTGCTGCGCGGTGAATGGCTCTAGATTCTGCCGATAGAGCGTGAGCATCCCACGCGGCGTGGCGTCGTTATCCATCTACCCCTCCACCTTCGCCAGCGCCTCAAGCGCAACGTTCCGATCAGCCGGGTGCGGCACTAGATGCCCATAGCGGTTCAGCACTTCCAAAGCCCAGAGCGCATCGGGAATGTTCTCGTGCACGATAGCCGATGCGCAGCGGGTCGCGTAGCCGGTGCCCACCAGGCGCACTAGCGTATCGTCGCCTTGTTCAGCGTTGGGATAAGTGATGATGTGGGCGCGCACCAGAGGCAGCGGCAACTGCTCGTCCAGCGCATCAGCGGCGGACATCAGCGCCGTCTCGGCCTCCATCACAGCCGCCAGCACGCGCTCATACGCCTCCTGCGCGACGGGCGAGTTCACTCTCCGGATGCGCCGCTCGTAGGCCGCGCTCAGGGATTGGAAGACTTCCGCTCTGACGCGGAGTTCGGTTGGCTCTTGGGTCATTGCGGAGGCGGCGGTAATACTGCGTCGATGTCGATCGGCGCGCCATCCTCTCCACAGTATGCTCCCATGAAGTCTTCAATGCTCGCATCTCTTCGCATCACGAGACGAAGGTTGTTCGCAAGTTCCAAAAGGGCGAATGCTGTGCCGCCATCGCGACGCTTGATCTGCATTGCGGCATTGTGAAGCATGCCCAATATGTTGTATTTCACCCCACCCTCCGTTCCACCAGCAACGCCCGCGTGCGCTCCACGCTGGCCGTGTGCCGAATGCGCGCCCAGGCCACCGCGGTCTGCTGCGCATCGACCGATCCGATCAGCCACGGCGTGCGGTGTGCAGTGTGCACCGTCTCCCGGCAGCGCTCCCGTATCGCGCGCTCCGACGCCAGCGCGCGCTCCACAGCCGCCACACCGTCGGCCGGCACCCACCAGCGGGCGCACATGCCGCGCACCAACCGCTCGCCAGCAGCGGCCAGCTCGGGGCGGATAACTGCGATGTTCTCGGGGAGGGTGGTCATGACAAAGCCTCTCGCGCAGTCTGCGCTATGCCATCGAGACCGGCGCGTTCGGATATTCGCGCGATCTCATCCAAGGCAACGCGCAAACGCGACAGCTTGGCTGATTGCGCAAGTATCGTCGTGCGAGCGTCGGTAATACAGTGGAGGATCTGTGCAGGGCTGCCGTCGCACACAGCAGCAGGCACCATGTTATGCCATTGTGATAAGGTGCGCGGTAATTCGGTGGTTGTCATGGCTTCATCTCCTCCAGCGTGGTAGCCAACATCCGAACCACCTCAGCCGTTTCCGGGTCGCGCAGGTGGTCCGCCAGCTCGCGCAGCGCTGTCACGGCAGCGAGGTAGCCAGTGCGTTCTGCTTGCGATAGAGCAGAGTCTACCTCAGTAATCGCAGTCCTGGCGCGATCAACCCAAGCTCTAGCATGATCCATTTGGCCGCGGCGGTTATTCGTAAACCACTGAGGTCCGACCTGGGCGCAATGGTAAAGCTCAATCAGCGCTTGACCGATCGTATCTAAACGCGGGTCGGGCTTGGTCTCGGACTGCTTGTCCGCCATCATCGTTTTCCGGTAGAATTGCTGGTTTCAGTCCTGCGATAGTGGTCCCAAGCGCCTCGCCAGCACATCCATCGTTCGCAGGCAGCGTCGCTGTAGACGTTCTCGCGCACCCAGTGATAGTGCTCATCTTGTTCCCACCACTCCACCTGATAGCCAGGAGGCAGTGGCTGTTTAGGCGAGAACCGCGAGGTGATTGTGCGCATTATCTGGAATTGGCGACTCAGACCGAGAGCCGACGCATGGCGTCGTCAGCAGCTTCGTGGGCGAATTGCGCTGAACCGAAGCCGGCGGCGGTGGCAATGCAGCGCCCAGTTAGGAACTCATGCACCGCGTAGGCCCAACTTCCGTTCTTCGCCAGCCCGATTCTTATTTCAAACATAGGGGATCTCCGTGCGTCTGAAGGGGAATGTAGAGAGGGTGCGGACGGTAGTCAACAGGAATATTCCCGTTTCCCCGTATTTTCTCCTTGACGAGCCGAACTGACCAGCTTACGGTGCCTTCATGAAGCTACAGCAGATCATCCGCGACCGTGGCCTTAAGCAGAACTGGATTGCTGGTAAGATCGGCATCAGTCAGACGCATTTCTCTGAAATGCTTCGTGGCATCAAGCGCTTCCCTATCGAAAAGATAGAGCCGTTAGCCGACGTTCTGCAAATGCCAGTTAAGGATGTTGTCCGTGCTGTTTCGCGGAAGGAAGCTGCGTAATGCCATGTCCTCATTGCCGCAACGGCTGGCTCGGTAGCGATATTGAATGTGTCAACGGTGTGCTGATCGATATCGATGTAGCGCATGAAGGTTGGCAACGCGATGTCGAATATCCAGCCGCGCCATGCGTGTCAAAGACAGGCAGATGGCCGAAGCGCGATCGTGGTTGCCAAGAGAGACTTGAAGAATGGGCTTCACGTGGCGGCCCGCTGGCCCCTTGTGACAAGGATGCTGCGTGATGGCGACAACCAGCGTTCTCCAGACGCATCCTCCAGGAACTGGATGGCGTGATTGGTGCTGGCCTGTTTGCGGCATGGCTGGCCCATCGCCCTACCGCCATCGTTACGTCGAGGCGTGGCGACGCGAATGGCAGTCCGTCGAAGTGCTTCGCATCAGCGATATGGCGCCCGAGATGAACATGGCCAACCTGTGGTGGCGCCCGTTGCAACAGCCCCGGCTGGAGCCGGAGGTATATATCAGGGAGGCACTGAAGCCATGAACATCGCGCTCTGGCTCTTCGCATGGTTGCTGCTCGCGCTCCTGGTCGGGCTGATCGTGGGGCCGCTCATTTATAAGTCTGGCGAAGAACAGGAACCTCAGTAGATGAGCACGCCCGAGTGGCCAGAGGTCGATATCGCGAGGCTACGCGAATTGTGGACAGCGGGAATATCCACTACTGAGATCGGCCGGCTGATGCGGCGAACGAAGAATGCGGTGGTCGGCCGGGCGCGCAGGCTGCATTTGCTTGGCCGGCCATCTCCAATCAAGCGCGATGGTTCCGAGCCAGTCCGACCCTACAAGCGGCGCATTGTCGAACGCGCGGGGCCTGTTACGTTGGCTCCAATGGGCAGCGACTCGTTCCGACTTCCGGTACTCGACGCAGCTAAGAAGAAAGCACCACCAAAACCTGTCGAGGCGCCACGTCCAGCCGTGCGTCAAACAAATCGGCAGTGTGAATGGCTGGAGGGCCAGAAGCCGTTCGTGAGATGCACGGAGAATGCCACGCCTGGCAGGCCATATTGTGAGGCGCACAGCCGCAAGGCTTATGCAACGTGGCGCAGCTCCGATCAGGAAGCCGCGGCGTGACCGCCAAGCACGAGCGCAACGCTGAAATGCTGGCGCTCCGACATAGCGGGTCCTCGGTCCAGGAGATCGCGGACAAGTACGGCATCTCGCGATCGCGCGCTGGATACATCCTCCGGCACGAGCCATCTTTCGCCCGGCACGCATGGACACCCGACGAACTGGAACAGTTGCGCGCTCTCCATTCCCACCGCCTGACGCTCGCTGCTATCGGCGCCAAGCTTGGCAGGACTGCCGCTGCCGTAAGGCAAAGATACCGGGAAGAGGGAATGGCGCCTCGTGGCCACGTTGGCACCCGGAGATCCGCCACAAAGCGGGCCACGCCGCGGAAGCTGACTTCTGAGGAAGTGCTGGCAATCCGCACCCTCGTTGCAGGCAAGATGATGAGCCGGGTGAGCTGTGCGCAGTTATACGGCGTGCACCGGTCGATGATCGGGCTGATTGCCAGAGGGCAGCGGTGGGCTTGGCTGAACTCTGCCATGATTGGGGGCTAGGACATGAGCAGCACGCTGAACTCCGGCAGGCGTGAAGCGGTCATCTGCCGCGAGCGAGGCTGGACCGCTGGCACACGGCTCGTGGGCGATGAGGGATGGGGACCGACCGTGATCGAAATCACCGCGGTGGGTGAAGAGAACATCCTGGCGAAGACCATCACGCATAATGGCAACAAGCCGGAATGGTGCGGCGAGACGACATGGACGCTCGACTGCCGCGACTGGCAGGAGTTTACGGAAGGCGCCTCGTGATGCCCTGGCTCTGCTTCCCCTCGCGCCTGCCTACGCCCGTTCAGCCGGTAGCGCACGCTCTACCGCTCCCGCCGCATCGCCACGGCATCGGGCACCACGGCCGGCATCGGCTACGCCACTGGGGCCTGTCTCCTGGCGCCGCAGCGACCGCGTGGCGCGCTGGCGTTGCCTGCGTGTGGGTATCCGCTCCGGTGGCTGCTGGCGGCGTAGGATGGGCGCTGGCTCCGTGGCTACCAGGGTGGGGCGCGGAGGCGCCTGTGGCGAGCGCGGCGATTGTGGCAGTGCCGGAACCCGGATCTCTGGCGTTGCTGGGGCTGGGCGTGCTGGCGTTGGCGGTGGTGAGGCGGTCATGAGCGAGGGCAAATCCCCAACGACCACAAAGCCACCGCGCGTCTACGTCATCCGTGTGGAATGCACGAGCGACCCGATGGTCTATGAATTGATGTATCAGGAGATAAAAAAACTGATTGGCGAGGTGTGGGACGAACCGCCAGTGTGCCTGTCTGGCGGCATGGAGGACCCGAAGTGAACGATAGGGCGCTTGCTTCCGATATGCTGGCCGCGCTGAAAGCCATCCGTCGTTGGTGCGACATCCAGGACAATCGGACGGACAGCGCTGACAAGGTGCGGCATATCAGACTGGTGGCAGATGACTTTCTAACCAGAGTGGGTGCGCCATACGACAACCGTACTTACAACGCGCGCCGCAGATTTGAGGAGGATGTAAACAGCAATGGCTGAACCACCCGCCCACGAGAGCACCTTCTGGGGCCGGGCGCACAATGCCTGAGCGCATCCAGCGGAGCAGGGCGAAGGGATCGAAGCTGCCGCCCGACAGCGTCTACGTCGGGCGTCCGTCGAAGTGGGGCAACCCGTATCGCGTCGGCACGTGCTTCATCCCAGATGCGCAAGCCGCGCTCGATGCCTTTGTCGCCAACCTGCCGATGAGCCTCGATGTGTCAGAGCTTCGCGGCAAGACGCTTGTCTGCTGGTGCAAAGTCGGCACCCCGTGCCACGGGGATACCTTATTGCGATTAGCCGCGGATCTGGAGAACGCAGATGGCTGATGGTCGTCCGACCCACAAGCGCACCTGCTGGGCCATTCTCCACCACAGCGTCAACGCCCTGGACGGCGATCGTTCGAACTTCGCCGGCACGACGGGGCATCCTTCGCGGACGCTGCTCTTCGAGTCGCGGGATGAGGCGCGTAAGGCCCTCAAAGCTAGGTGGGGCTACATCGCGCAGCGGCCGGATCTTCGGCGGGAACCGCACGGCTGGCGCATGCCGCGCGTGGTGCGGGTGGCCGTGAGCGTGGAGATGATCGCATGAGCGAGCGACAGACGACCGCCCAGCAGGCCGCCAAGCGCCTGCAAGACACGATGTTTGATGCAGCCAGAGCGGCGAGAAGTATCGAGCATCACGACGCATGGGTATCCCTCATCAGTCAGGCCGAGGATGCGTTACAAGCGATGTGGAACCACTTCGGAGACCTGAGTGACAACGACATGCTCGGGATGCCGTGCAAGGGCGCTCTCGTCAAATGCCGCTCGGCCCTCGCTGCGATAAGGAAAGCCAAAGATGGCCGATAACCATCCGACCGTGCCGGCGCCCGCGCTCATGGAAGACGAGGAGATTCGCGGTCCGCGCCGGATTGTGCACCGCGAACAGGAGTTCCAGAAGGTTGCGGTAGCTTTCATCAAGCGCGCCGTTGTCGGTCCCATGTTCGTGGCGGCGACCGTCAACGAGAACGAGATGACGGAGAACGCTCGCGCTAGGGCAAAGCTGCGCGGCATGGTGAGCGGACTGCCGGACCTCTACGTGGTGCAGTTGCCTGCCAAATCGTGTTGGTTGGAGCTGAAGTGGGGCAAGAACGGCCTTTCCGAAAACCAGAAGTCCGTAGCTCACGCCCTGGACGCATGCAAAGTTCCTCGTGGGACGGCGTGGTCGATCGCACACGTCCGATACTATCTCGACTTTGCTGGGATTGAACTGGCCCATAACATCGACAGCCTTACGGTCGAGTACCAAGCGCGCGCTGAGGCTGCGGTTCGTACTGCTGAGCTGAAAGCCGAGACGCCGCATAAACCCGGCAAGTCGCGCCCCCGCTCTCGGCCCACGGCCGGGCAGCGGAAGTTCGGCTGGGCGCGGGAGAGGTTGTTGGTGGGATGAGCGGAAATCCTGCATGGACCGGCACGCTGGCCAAGGGCATCGAGCCCGGAACTGTCGTCGGGGAACTTGTCGATAGTTGGGGCTGGAAAATCACGCTTCACGGTACGCTGCAGCCTGGTGGCGGCGACCCGCCAGAGTGCTTGCATCTTCCAGCGATCGACAGTGCGAAGTGAGCGGCCGATGAGCTACAAGCACGGGCACGCGAGCGGGGGCAAGGTCTCATCGCTCTACAGCGTATGGGACCACATGAAGACGCGGTGCACCAACCCTCGCGCCGAAGGCTACGCGAGTTGTGGGGCGCGCGGCATCACCGTCTGTCAGGAGTGGCTGGATTTCTCCGCCTTCTCCGATTGGGCCAACCGGAACGGCTTCAAGCCAGGGCTGGCACTAAGCAGGATCGATAGCAAAGCCGGCTACAGCCCGGCGAACTGTAGGTTCGTTGACAAGTCACGCGACAATCCGACGAACGCTCTCCCGGTTACCGCCCTCGGGGAAACCAAACCGTGTAAGGCGTGGGCGTCCGACGCGAGGTGTCTGGTCAGACTGAGCCTGCTTCGCTGGCGCATCGAGCACAGGTGGAACGCTGAAGACGCGATAACGCTGCCGGTTGGTTCGTCGGAACGCCCCAACTGGATCTGGACGGCCGATCGCGAGGCGCATCTCCACGAGCTGGTAGCACAAGTGCCGCGGCCGCGCATCGACGCAATGGCGCGCGAGTTAGGGCTGAGCTATCACGCCGTTTCCCACCACATCGCCAAGCTCGGGCTCGGGCAGCCGAAGTACAACCACCGCACCGCGCGGAGGAGGGCGCCGTCGATCGAGCGTCCACGCTACTACGGGCGCGCGCCCACGCTACCGGTGCTGGACAGCTTGAGGGACGCTGAGTGATGCGTATCCTCGACCTTTTCTCAGGCATTGGTGCATTCTCCCTAGGTCTGGAGCGCGCTGGCATGCGCACCGTTGCATTCTGCGAATCCGACCCATTCTGCCAGCGCGTGCTGGCAAAACACTGGCCAGAGGTGCCCTGCTATGACGATGTTCGGACGCTCACCGCTGACCAGCTTCGACATGACGGCATTCGAGTTGATGTCATCTGCGGAGGCTTCCCGTGTCAGGATGTATCCCGCGCTGGCAAGCGCGCCGGACTTACCGGCTCCAATTCAGGACTCTACCGGGAACTGGTGCGAGCCATTCGCCTGGTACGACCAAAGCACGCGATCGTGGAAAACGTGGCAGCGCTCGTTGGAGATGGGCTGGATGTCGTTCTCGGAGAAATGGCCGAGATCGGGTTTGACACTGAATGGGATTGCGTACCGGCGAGCGCCGTCGGCGCCCCTCACTACCGCGACCGTGTTTGGATCGTCGCGCACGATGCTGCCGACGCCAAGAGCTTGCAGCGCAATGGCTGCGACTATTACGCTGGAAGCACAGGCGAAAGCTTGGGACAGATTTCCGAACCTGGAGACAGTTATCGCCCGAATGCTGCCAACACCACGCGCGTCGGACGGGGACAGGGGAGGGCGCGGCGACCTTCTGACAGTTTTGCGTGGATACGAGACGCGACACGCTGGCACGCTGGCCAGGCCTACCGCGATGGATTGGAGAAGTGGAAATGCCAGTCAGAAGACACACGAGAGGAATACCAGGCCGCTGAACGAGCAGCTATCGGGGATGTCTGGCAATCACAGTGGCCAAGTGAACCCGCGCTTCTTGGAATGGATGATGGGCCTTCCTATCGGGTGGAGCGAGTTAAAGCTCTCGGCAACTCGCTCGTCCCGCAAATCGCGGAACTGATCGGGCGCGCGGTGGTAGACTCCCGTTGACCTCGGGCGCGACTAAGCGCACGATAACAGGGATGTGAAAAGACACTTGACCAACCCCTAATTTGTATGCCACGATGATATACATTTGGTGTGCATAGCGGTGGGGAAACGGTCAATGGACGCGACAGTCGTGGTCAATGTGCGGATGGCCCCCGCGACGCGCGAAGTTCTCGACCGCTTGGGCACTGAGCATGGTCTAACCAGATCCGCCATTATTCGCCGTGCCCTTGGCATCATGCAGGCCGTGGACGACGCGCGGAAGTTCGGCCGTTATGTCGGCACCACTATGGACCGGGAATGCCTTGAGACGGTGATAGTTACCCCAATTTGAGGGCGCTGTTGTGCCCATACCTTTCGACCAGATCAAAAGGGCGTCGCTTTCGCAAGCCGACAGTCTCTTAGCGTCGTGGTTTCCCCTCGGCCGTAAGATCGGGCGCGAGTTCAAGATTGGAAATGTATCTGGAGAGCCGGGCGAGTCCCTCTCCGTCAATCTCGACACCGGTGTATGGTCAGACTTCGCTACCGGCCAAAAGGGTGCCGATCTCATTGACCTTCGTGCCGCCAGCCTCCACAAATCACTAGGGGACACCGCTCGCGAGCTTGCCACTTCTCTTGGCATCACAGACGCTCCCCCTCCGCCGAAGAAGGCCAATGGTCATTCCAGGCAACCAGGATGGCATCCGATCGTGCCGCCCCCAGCAGGTGTGCGACGTCCATCCGATCTGCTCGACAGCATGGACGTGGTGTACGAGTACACAGACGCCAGTGGCGCCATTACCCACTACGTAGGCCGCATCGAGGCCCGCGGCACTGAGCGCAAGCGGTTTGTTCCTGTCACCTATGGCACGTTCGAGGGTCATGCAGGGTGGCACAAGAAGTCTCCGCTAGCGCCGCGCCCGCTCTATGGCCTGGGTAGATTGGCTGCCCGTCCTACTTCCCCCGTGGTGCTCTGTGAGGGCGAGAAGGCTGCCGACGCCGCTCAGGCGCTTCTACCATCCTATGCCTGCCTAGCGTGGCCTAATGGAGCAGAATCGGCCGACAAGGCAGACCTTGGTCCGCTTCTCACGCGGAAGGTGGTGATTTGGCCGGATAACGACGAACCAGGGCACAAGGCAGCAAAGTTCCTAGCCACCCAACTCCCGCGCGCGTCTACCCTACGGGTCGATGACCTGCTGGACGGGGCCGACGCCGCCGATGTTACGCCGTTGGAACCCGAGCGGTGGCTTATGCTTCGGATCCAGAAACCGTTCTCCCGCATCAAGACGGGAGAGGAGTTCATGGCTTCGTTTGTCGCCCCAGACTACATCATCGACGGTATTGTGCAGCGCACAAGACTTTATGCCTGCACATCCAAAACCGGGCATGGAAAGACCGCGGTATGGTTGTATCTGAGCTGCATGGTCACGACTGGCAGGCATATCGGGCCGCTGGAAACCACCAAAGGCAACGTTGTATTTCTTGCCGGCGAAAATCCAGATGACCTTTGCGGCCGTATGCACGCCGCCTGTCAGGAATACAACATAGATCCCCAGCGAGCGCCCCATGTTCTACCGGTGAATTTCCCGATGACGCCAGAGGAAGCCGCGCGTCTGAAGGATGATATAGACGCGCTCGCCCTCGATCCTGTCCTGATCGTGGCTGATACGGCCGCCGCTTACTTCCCCGGCGACGATGACAATAGCAACGTCCAGATGGGAGAGTATGGCCGCACACTCCGCATTCTCAACCGCTGCACCGGCAACCCTGCCGTTGTCGTCCTGTCCCATCCCGTGAAAGCCGCAGACCGAGATAACCTCCTGCCACGAGGAGGGGGCGCATTCCTCAACGAGTTAGACGGCAACCTTACGTTGTGGTCGGACTCGCTAGGGGAAAACACTACCTTGCACTGGCAGGGGAAACTCCGTGGGGCGGACTTCGACCCCATCCCATTCATTCTTCGTCCTATCCGCGTCCCCACCCTCCTCGACGCCAAGAAGCGCCCCCTCGTTTCTGTGATCGCTGAGCCACAATCCCCCGAGGGGGCGGCGAACAGAGCCAAGCAAGCGATAAGCGACGAGAACGCGGTTCTCCTCTGGCTCCGAACTCAGCCAGGAATTTCCCTGGCCGGTATCGCTGACGGCGCAGGGTGGACCAATGAGCGCGGCATACCTCTCAAGGCCAAGGTGCAGCGTTGCCTGGAGCGACTGAAGATGGACAAGCTGGTGAAGATCCACCGCCGCAAGTGGGTGATCACTGATACCGGGAAGGCCGAATTAAACAAGTCCGATCCGGAATGAACCATATGTTTGTTGACGATACGAGACAAGCGATACGAAACCGATACGCCAGCCCTATTTGCTACGGTGACAGATGACGCTAACCTACTGTAATAGCTACGAGTATCGCGATACGTTGCTGATACGCAGCGGCCCTAGGAGGGTGCGTATCGTATCGCTCCCTTTCCTAGGGGTCCCCGCCGATACGATACGTGCCGTGTTTTGCCCCGCACAGAAAGGACAACACCCATGACCAAAAATCACGCATACCTCCGTGACCTGGAGTTGTTAGGTAAGCTAGCCGGGGCCGAAATGCCGCAGGACTACAGGAACCTCCAGGTTACAACCGCCGCCGGTCAGCAACTGGGAGACCTCGGCGCCTTGCTGGGCCAGCACAGCCTCCCCTCCGCTTCCGGCGCCTACACGCAGATGCACGCGCCCCTCACCCCGCCTGAGTGCGAAGATCCAATTATTCATTGGTGTGATTGCGCCATCTACAACGGGCCGGCTTATGAGCCCGGTCCATGCGATTGCGGCGGTCTGAAGTCTTCATCAGGCGCCCTCACCCCGCAGCAGCGCTACCGCCTCTGCGAGATCGCCCACGAGACCGCAGACCCAGCCCTCCGCGCCGCAGCTATCGCGTTGCTGGTGCAGCCATGACCGCCATCGTAGCCGCCCTGGCCGCCATCCTCGTGGCAGTTGTCGTGGTGTCCGACGAACTCCAGCGCCGCCGCTCCCAGCGCTGGGCCAGGTGGCAGGCCGATACCCGCATCGCAATGGGCTGGACCATGCTCCGTGGCCACCAACTCCCCCAGCAGATGGCCTGCAAGTGGTGGTTCGATCACTCGGTGGATGAACCATGACCAGCTACGACGGCTGGCGGCTGCGGCGGTATTGGCGAGCCCGATGCAACCGGGATTTTGCCAGGTGCATGCCGCGGGAGATATTCTGGCGGCTTCATCACTCCGACTACCTCGACGCCCAGGGCCGCTACCAGTGACCTACCGAACCATCTCATCCAGCCATTGCCGGACGCCAGGACGCGCCACAAGGCGCAGGAGCCGGCAGACGGGTTCAGGCATGGTTCGGGTGCTGGACGCCGTGTGGGACGCTCCTGGGCGGTGTAGCGTGTTAATCCGTCGCCGCGCTCCACAACGAAACATCCTTGCGCGGCGGGACGGAATATGCTAGCGGCGATGTCCTACCGTTCAAAGGTTTATGGGCTAAAGACGTGGCAGCGCGAAAAACACCCTCTGTCGGCCATAAGCCGGACAAGCTGATGAAGGACGCCCTCATGCTGGCGCTCCACCGTGCCGCCGTCGATGCGGAAGGAAAACCCACCAAAAAGCTCGCGATGGTAGCCGACGCCGTGGTCGAGGCAGCAATCGGTGGCGATATGACCGCCGCCCGCGAAATCTTCGACCGCGTGGACGGCAAGGTGAAGCAGGAGACGGAACTCAACGCCAACGTCACGATCAATGACGTGGAGGATAATCGGCCGGTGGTGCTTGGTTATCTGGCAGAGTTCGTTAAGTCCCACGAGCAAGATGCAACTCAGCATTGAGCTTCCAAAGTCTCGACGTGAGGCGTGGCAGTGGTACGCCGACATGCAGGCGGATTGCCTCACTGGTAGCAAGCGACTTGAGTGGCACCAGGTAGAAGCTGAACTCGGACGTGCCGATCTTTTTTACCTGCTGGTCCGTTTGCTGCGTCGGCCAGATGTTAACAACGATTGGTTGTTCGAGCGATGCCGCGAAGTGCAAGCTACCCCTGATGAATGTTTGGACCTATGGGCTCGGGGCCATTATAAAAGTACAATTCAGACATTTGGCAAAACGGTCCAAGACATTCTCTGCGACCCGGAGCAAACGTTCGGGATCTTCAGCCATACCCGTCCTATTGCGAAGGGCTTTCTCGTCCAGATCAAGCGCGAGCTGGAAGAGAACGAGATACTCAAGGCAATATATCCCGATGTGCTTTATGCGCTGCCGCATAAGGAAAGCCCACGCTGGTCAGAAGACGGCGGCCTAATCGTTAAGCGGAAGAGCAATCCGAAGGAAAGCACGATCGAGGCATGGGGCCTAGTAGACGGCCAGCCAACATCGAAGCATTTTAACAAGCTGGTCTATGATGACGTGGTCACGCTGGAGAATGTCTCGACTGGCGAGCAGATCGAGAAGACGACTAAGGCGCTCGAACTGTCCTATAACCTTGGTGCGGCGAACGCTTCCAAGCGCTTCATCGGCACGCGTTATTCGTTATATGATAGCTACTCCTCGATCCTAGCGCGAGGCAATGTCACTCCTCGTGTATATCCAGCGACGCACAATGGTAGGTTTGACGGACGCCCGGTATTCCTGACCAACGCTCAATGGTCCGCTAAGCTCGGAGAAATGTCCCGAGCTACTATCGCGGCACAACTGCTCCAAAACCCAATGGCAGACTCCGCCGCCACCTTCCGCACTCAGTGGCTCCGCAACTACGAAGTGCGCCCCCGCACGCTTAACGTTTACATCATGTGTGATCCGAGCCGTGGTAAATCGGCTACCTCGGACAACACCGCGATTTCAGTGATCGGCGTATCATCGGCCGGCGCGAAGTTCCTGCTCGATGGCGTGTGCCACCGGATGACGCTCAGCCAGCGGTGGACATCGCTCCGCAACCTGCGACGCAAGTGGGGCGCGATGCGTGGCGTCCAGCATATCTCGGTCGGGTACGAGCGGTATGGCGCGCAGTCGGACGACGAGTATTTCGCCGAGCAGATGGATATCGACGCCAAGCGCAAGATACCGGACAGCCACTTCGTCATCCAGGAACTAAACTGGCCACGTGAAGGCGGCGACTCAAAGAAAGAGCGCGTCGAGCGACTAGAGCCGGACTTCCGCAATGGGCGGTTCTTTCTGCCGCGCGAGATCTGGCGAGAGGGCCGCGCCATGACCTGGTCCGTTGATACCGATGCGGAGAGCAAGAGTTTCGGCGAGATCGTCTATCACGAGCACCAGGGCCTGACATCGCAGCAGATGCGGGCGGTCGAGGGCGGTAGTCCGGAGCTGATATCCCGCTCGATCCGGTGCGTGGATCAAGAGGGTCGGATGTATGACCTGACGTCCTGGTTTATCGAGGAATACAAGTATTTTCCTTTTGGTCAATGGCGCGATCTGATAGACTCTACATCGAGAATATACGATATGGATGCGAGAGGGCCAGTAGCTACAGATGTACGAAGCCTCGAACCAGTCGAGCACTGGGACAGATGAGCATCGTGGCCCAGGCAGACCGCGCAGCATTGGTAGGATTACCTATCAGCCTAAACCGTGCATTCGATGTGGCACTCTCATTACATGGAAACAAAGAAAGAACAATTGCTGCTCTAAGCGCTGTTCCAACACCGTCACTTCTAGTGGGGCGAAAAGGAAAAGCGCCAAAGTATGTGGGATATGCAAGGGACCGTTCATCGCTAAACCAGCAGAGCGATATTGTTCCGACACATGTAAGCTGCGTGCCGACATTTCCTGGCGAGAAGGCACACGACAGACATTTATGCGTCTTCTCATCTTATGCCGTAGACGTGGAGGCGCGCTGACAGTGGATGATTTGCTCGCCATTCACAAACGGCAAGAAGGTCTCTGTGCTCTATCTGGGATGCGGATGACAACAGCACTGACTCGCGGACGAGTATGGACAAATGTCTCTGTTGATCGGGTAGACTCATCGCGTGGATATGACGTTAATAATGTCCAGCTCGTGTGCCTGGCGGCTAATCTGATGAAGAACAACCTTCCCCAGGAAGACTTCGTAAGATGGTGCCGCGTGATCGCGGATAAACATGCGCTCGAACCGGTGGAGCATTGGGACCGATGACGATGCAGCGGTTATATCAACAGCTTTACGCTAAGGTTATGGCTGACGCAGTGCCAGTTCCGATTGCGTTGGGGCATGTGGCACAGTCATTCCACGATCTCGGCATGAGCGAATTGCAGCAATTGCGCGAGTGCAACGCCAACCAGGCGGAGCAAATCCGGACACTGAATGCTGCTTTCACCGAACTGGCCGGTCGCCTCATCGCGGCCGAAGCCGAGGACCGCCGCCTGCGCTCTCTACTCAACTGCGTCGAGGATGACTGTCCCGCCGTTAATCCGGTCCAGATCGACATTGATCGCACGCTTGACCATCTGCTGAACGGGCGCACGACCAAGACCCAGCGCCGCGATCTGAACACGGCCACGGAGCGCGCCGAGCGTGTGTCGCCAGCAACCGATGCGGCAATCGGCAGAGCGTTGTCATTTTCCGCGCGCGCTGAGGCCGATCTGGTCGATCAGGCCGGACGGTGACTGAGGTGGCCAACAATATGGTTGCGGCCCTTTGGTCAAAGGCCAGCGCACTCGACGCGGAGGCAGCGCAGGCCCGCAAGGATGACGGTATGCCCTACGTCCACTGGCTCGGGGAGCGCGGAACGCAGATGGCGCAGCAGCGGTTCTCCACGCTTCATATGTGCGCGAACGTTTGGCGCGCTGCTGCGGTGATGGCGGAGACTGGTTCCTAATGCCTTGGACTGGCAAAACCTTCGCGGCGCGGCACAACCACAAGTTGAGCGGCGAAGCTGCTTCCAGCGCTGCCAAGCAGGCGACCGCGATGGTTCGGGCTGGAGTGCCAGAAGGCGAGGCCATTGCTACGACCAATAAGCACGCAGGAGCCTCACCAAAGTCGCCAGCGGAGCACATGGCTAAGCGGCGCGGGCAGGGGCTGACCTACCGCGAAGTAGCCGGTGAGCACGGCGTATCGAAATCGACCGCGCATCGGAAGGTGATGCGGCAGGGCTATAGCAAGATTGGGAATGCGGACTGAATGAACATTCGCCTAGGTAAAGCCGGGTGGGAACCATTTGTTCGATGTGCTCGGGCGCAACGGACAGCGGACAAAGCGAGGGCCCTCGCCGGGAACCTGCTAATCGAGTATCAGCATCTCAGCGAGGATCTAGTCGAGGTGCGGCAATTCATCTCACAGCTACTGGAGACCCAGCATGAGCATTGACATCGAGACCGCCGCGCGCGCTGCATTCGACGCGCTCCACGCGCTGAACAGCCGGCCACGTAACTGGGATCGACAGCCAGACGAGGACTCTGGTGAGGAGTTGGGGCGCAATACATTCCGCCACATGATGCAGGCGGCGGCTGGAACACTGCCAGCGCCCGAGCCAGCGGTGGATCACAGCTACAGTTCGTCGGATCCTGGCGCTGGATTGGTACCGGTCGGCGTGGCTGAGACCGAGCCGCTGCCGATGCCGATGTCTCCTGGTGAGCAGCGCGCGGCCGAAGTCATGGATGGCGGCGAGGTCAAGGTCGGCGGCGGCGCGATCGTCTTCTGAGGAGATGCGTGATGGCCAAACCATTCAATCCAGGCGGCACGCCGGGCAAACTGCACCGCGAGATTGGCGTTCCTGTCGGGCAGAAGATACCAGCGAAGAAGCTGGGGAAGGCGATGAAGTCCAGCAATCCAACCATCAAGCGGGACGCTGAGCGCGCCAAGACGATGGAAGGGTGGAAGCACGGTGGCCACAAGCCGCAGATCACCACGCCAGTGAAGACGGACCGCGGCAGCTTCGGGGTAAAGGGATGAGCGAAGCTCTTGAGAGGCTAGCCCAGCGGATTGCCCAGACTCGTGATGGAAGCGATTACGTCGCTGGGGTGACCGAGCTGGAATTACGGTGGCTTCGCAATCGAATCCAGGAGATACGAGGACGCCCATGACAGACTACCGCGCCGATTTCTCCGGCCCGATGGCGATGCAGGAGGAAGACCTATGCCAGGCGGTGGGCGAGGATCTGACCAAGCATTACCCCGGCCATCCCTGGTGTGTTGGCGCCGACTTGGTTGCGGGGTCTGTGGTGATCGACCTCGGCTACAAGAAGCCGGTTCACCTCCAGCAGATGGCCTATCTGCTGCACCCAGCCACGCTCATGGGACCGGGAGGCCATCATCGGGTGATGGAGGCTGGAGGCGAGTTGCTGGAGCGGTTCGGGCTACCGCGTGAGGGGGCTCGCAAGGGCAGCGGTGAGCGGGCAGCGGACAACGGGCTGATCGCTGGGGATACTGCTGAGGGCGCGTGGGTGGAGAAGAAGGCGGCAGATGGCACATAGTTGCTTGATCCATGATAAGAGATGCTTTTGCATGGTTAATGGATACCTAAGGCCGGCTTGCGGACCAGACGCATATCGCTGGGCAATAGACCGTCTCGTGGAAGAGTTCGGCGAGTCTGCCGTGCGGGTGGGATGGGAGAACGATTACGGGTGCACGGCGAAGATTGCCGTCAGCAGTGACGGGTGGGACAAGTCGATTGGTATTCTAGCGTTGAAGGATGGCCGTAGCGGCTTCGATCTTAATCGGGAGCCGGAGGCTTTGGATAGATTCATTACTGAGGCACGGCCTTTGTTTCGTGGGTTTGGCGTCTGATGGAACTGCCATTGCGGGCCATTCGGGAACTGAACGACGAACTTAAGGTGCAGCGCTGCCGCCTAACCGAGGTCCGTCTGAAAGCCCGGACGCAGACGCGTATGCATGACGGAGTGTGGATCGTCGGTGGGGATTCCAATGGGGATTTGTCAAGCCGAGCTTTGGCGGACCATCTGATAAAATGCGCGCAACGGCGTGAGAGGTTCGTTCTCGATATGGCGATGGCTGCAATGCAATGAGCCTGAACGGTCGCGACACTCCACCAGACATACAATCAGGCCCATACGGCTGGGAGCCCGGAGCTATCTCGCACTTCGAGGAGCGCCAAGGCAGTGGCCCTGACATCCTGGAGCCCGAAGAGGCGCAGAAGTTGGCGCGGGAGATATTCTCCTCGTCCACCAACTGGATCAACGCGGGGCGCCGGGCCAAGTGGAATGACTCGCTCCGTGCATTCCAGAACCAGTTCCCCACGGGGTCGAAGTATCTGACGCGCGACTATGCCTATCGGTCGAATCTGTTTCGGCCGAAGACGCGGGCAATGGTGCGCAACGATGAGAGCGTGACGGCCAGTGCGTTCTTCTCCAACGAAGACGTGGTCAGCATCGATCCAGAGGATCAGGACGACCAGTTCCAGGTGGCCAGCGCCGAGCTGATGAAGGCGCTGCTGCAATACCGGCTTACCAAGACGATCCCGTGGTTTCTGACGGTGATTGGCGCGCGGCAGGACGGCGATGTGATGGGCATCTGTTGCGCGCGGGCGGGGTGGAAGTACGAGGAGGCATTCTCGCATACTGAGCAGCGGCTTGTGCCTGGGGAGGATGGCGGCTTCTCGTTCGAGGACAGCGACGTGATGAAGAAGCTGTTCGACGAACCGTTCATCAACCTGCTGGCGCCAGAGAACATCCGGTTTGAGCCGGGCGCGGATTGGCGCAATCCGGTGAAGGACAGTCCGTATCTGGTCGAACTGATCCCGATGTACATCCAGGACGTGACTGAGCGGATGGACACGGGCGAGTGGAAGAAGATTTCCGAGAGCGCGCTCCGGTCATCAACCGATCGGGCTGATGATGTAACGCGGCGTGCACGCGAGCAGGGTCGAGTGCCAGGGAAGGATAGCGATAGCTGGAAGCCGCGAGCGTTCGATATCTCGTGGGTGCATCGGAACATCATCAAGTATCGGGGCCGCGACTGGCATTACCACACGCTGGGATCTGACGGCGAGTTGCTGGAAGATCCGAAGCCGCTGGAGGAGGTCGAGCTTCATGGCGAGCGGCCCTATGTGATTGGAATGGTTGTGCTGGAGACGCACAAGACTTACCCATCGTCAAAGGTGGAACTGGTCTCCGATCTCCAGCGCGCTGGCAACGACGATTGGAACTTGCGCTTCGACAACGTGAAGCTGTCGCTCAATCCGCGGCAGTTTGTGAAGACGGGACATGGGCTGGAGAACCAGGATCTCACCCGGTTTGCTCCAGCCAAGGTAATCCTGGTCACTGCTGCGAAAGATGAACCGATTGCGAATAATATCATTACCTGGGATCGGCCGCCTGAGCCTGGGGAGTCGGCCTACGCCGAGCAGGATCGGATCAACCTGGACTGGGATGAGCTGAGCGGCACCTTCAACGCTGCTTCGGTGCAGGCATCGCAGCTTCGGGAGGCGCCGGCCACCGGCATGCACCTATTGACGGGGGCGGCTTCTGGGTTGGGAGAGTACGAGTTGCGGGTGTTCGCGACGACGTTCGTTGAGCCGCTGATCCGGCTGCTGATCAAGCTGGAGCAGGCATACGAGACTGATCCGGTCATCCTGGCGATTGCTGGGCGCCAGGCGCAGTTGTTCCAGAAGTTCGGGCTAAACCACATCACGGACGAACTGCTGAGCCAGTCCCTGACGACGCGTGCGAATGTCGGGACCGGCGCCACCAATCCACGGCTGAAGATGGCCAACCTGATGAATGTGGCGCAGGGACTTGGGCAGATATTCGGCCCAATCGCGGCACAGGGTGCGAACTTCGAAGAGGTGGCAAAGGAGCTGTTCGGACTGGCCGGCTACAAGGATGGCGAGCGCTTCATCAAGCAGGGCTTTGATCCGCAGGTGGCGCAGTTGCAGCAGCAGATCCAGAAGCTCCAGCAGAAGGGAGGCGCGGGACAGGGAGCGGCGCCTGATCCGATGCGGTTGCAGACGGCGCAGCTTCAGACCCAATCGGCGCAGCAAATCCAGCAGATGAGGAACGACAACGACCGTCGCTCGGATGAGATGGAATTGCAGCGGGATCAGCTTGCGGAGCATTCCGCGAACTGGCGGCAGTGGCTTCAGGCGCAGGTCGATCTGCACAACAAGGGCGCCGACCATGCGCATCGGATTGTGACGGATCGCGCGTCGCAGCAGCACGAGATGGCGATGCCTAGGCCAGCGCCGGGAGGGATAGGGTGATCGGAATGCTGGCATTCGGCGTTGCGGTATATTGCTTGGTCTGGATGATCTGGTACGCATGACCACTTACCGCAAAGCTGCCTTCGTTCTAGCTGCCACCGACCACGGCTCCATGATCGTGAATCGGCTGGACTATGGCGAGGTCAATGGCAAGCCTGGGTATGGCGTCTGCTTCGAGATCCTGGAAGATAGCAGCTACGCCGACAACGAAGCTGACGTGATTTGCACGCTGCTGAAGCTGCGGCATAAGCACCACGGCAAGGGCGTTTGGGCGTTGGACTGCGGCGCCCACATCGGAGCGCATTCGGTGCGGTGGGCCATTGCCATGACGGGCTGGGGCCAGCTTGTGGCGATCGAGGCGCAGGAGCGGCTGTTCTATGCGCTGTGCGGGAACATCGCGCTCAACAACTGCGCCAATGCCCACGCGATGCATGCGGCAGTGAGCAACGAGTGCGGCGTGCTTCACATGCCGCTACTGGACTATACCGTGCCCACCAGCTTCGGGAGCCTGGAACTGCGGCCCTTCACGTCGCTGGAGCCCATCGGACAACTGGTGAACTACGAGGACGGTCTCGTGCCGGTGCGCCAGTTGTCGATCGACTCGCTGCGGTTGGCGCGGCTGGACTTCCTGAAGCTCGATGTCGAGGGGATGGAGATGGAGGCGCTAAAGGGCGCGTCCGAGACCATCCGGCGCTTTCATCCCGTGCTGCTGGTGGAGCACATCAAGGCGCTTCCGGAACTGCTTGAGGCATTCTTCGAGGAGCACGGGTATACCGAGCGGCTGCCGCTTGGGGTGAACCATCTGGCCATTCATCCGTCCGATCCGATCCGGGCTGAGTTGGTGGTGTCGTGAGCGATCTATCCCCCGAGTTCATGGCCGAAGCCCAGCGGCGCGACCGGCGCTTCCATCTCATTCGTCTCGGGATTGAGACCGAGGAGGAGTTGCGGCAGAACCGTCCGCTGTTCCTGCTGATGGCGGCGCTGCGTGAAGACGCCGAGAAGGCAATGGCCGAGTTCTCCACGGCTAACCCTGGAGACACTATGGCAATAACAGACTTGCAGGCTCGGGTATTTCGGTTTAGGTATGCTTTTGAGACGTTCAACCGCATACTTGCGACCGGCGAGTCACTACAGCGTGAAGTGATGTCAGAGGATCGAGTAAGCTCGTGAGTGGCACAGAACTACATATCCCAGATACCGGTCTGATGGAGGACGCGCCGCCTCGTGAAGAGCGAGAGCGGGCGGAGAACCCCCGCGATGCGATGATGCGGCAGATTGCCGCGAACTACGAGCAGAAGACGCGCGGCGACGAGATTGCCTATGGCGAGCAGTTGCTTCAGGACGCTCGGGATCGGGCGCCACATGAGGAAGATACGGGAGAAGGAGCCGAGGTCGTTGACCCTTCGGCGGGGGCACCGTCCGCTGCGTCCCACCAGCCCGCGGCGGATTTAACACCACCGGCACCTTCTCCCGTTGCCACTCCCGAACCACAACCGACGCATCAAGCGGCGCCGGTCGCGCCACAACTCCGCGCCGTCAACGTCCAGGGTCAGCAGCTCTGGGTAACGGAAGAGCAGTTCGAGCGGCTTGCCACCATTGGTGCCGTTGCCAACATGGCGCTGCATCAGCAACAGGCGCCACAGCAAGCCCCAGCGCCGGTAGCGCCTCCACCGACGGCAGCGCCGCGCCTGGATCGTGAGCGCGCCCAGCAGTTCGTCCAGCGCCTCACATACGGCTCCCCCGATGATGGCGCCGCTGCGCTGCTGGAGCTGGCGGAGACGCTTCAGGCGCCAGCACAGCCGCAGATCGACCAGCAGCAGATCATCCAGGCGGCGAGCCAACACGCCTATCACCAGATCAGGCTGGAGAACGACCTTCAGACCATCGGACGCGAGTTCCCCGAGGTCTTCAACGACCAGACCCGCGCAATCACCGCAGCGGTTCACCTCTCTCAGATCAGGCAGCGCGATGCCGCTACTGGTCAGAGTCGCCTTCCCATTGATCAGTACCGGGAGGCTGCATCCTTGGTGCGTAACGCTTTTGCGCCACCTTCGCAGTCTCAGCCGGGCGGCAATGGTCCTTCGCCCGCCCTTCAGGCGGCGCCTGACCCTAACCGGTTAGAGCGCAAGCGAGCGGCGCCCCGTAATCCGGTAGGCGTGTCTCGCGCTGCGAACCTCGGAGAACCTGAAAGGGCGCATCCGACCAATTCGCAGATTGTCGATCAGCTTCGACGAGCAAGGCATCAGCCGCCGTTAAACTAACGGAGGCCACAGTGGCCGGCCAGCTTTGGGCAGTTAACAGTCTCGGTGGGTATATGTACTCGCTGGAACTATCGGATATCCTGCGAACAGCAGTACAACCCCTCTGCAAGTATCGCCAGTTCTGCGACGCGAAAGATTTCACAGACAAGGGACTTCACAAGGGGCAATTGTTCACCTGGAATGTGTACAATGATGTCGCCGCGCAGGGAACTACACTTACGGAGACTTCAACTCTACCTGTGACCAACTTCACTATTGCTCAGGGAACAGGAACCGTTACTGAGTTGGGAAATGCCGTGCCATATACCGGAATGTTAGATAATCTATCAAAGCATCCGGTCCAGGAGATCATCAACAAGGTTTTGAAGAACGACGCTAAGAAGGGTTTGGATGGCCAGGCGTGGACCCAGTTCTACAATACCCTACTCTTGGTGGTCGCATCCGCTGCTTCGGGGACGGTTGGGACGGATACGACTGCCGTCACGCTGAGCACTACAGGGACAACGACCCTGACGAACAGCGTCAACTTGCACAAGAATCACATCAAATCGATCGTCGATGTGATGAAGGAGCGCAATATCCCTCAAGCTGCCAACGATAACGGCAGTGCGCCAATTTACGGGGGCATCGCAGCGTAAGCTGCGAATGAAAACCGTGCGAATTGCTGGAACACCCTTAGAGCCTCACTGCCACAGCGTGACGGGTAACCGTGGGCGCGACGGCTGGAAAAGTGTGGGGATTGGGCAATCAGCAGGGTATACTTCCTATATGTCTCATGGAACTCGGTCTTCGTACAAGAAGGGATGCCGCTGCGGCGAATGCCGCGGAGCCAACTCCGAGTACGAGAAGCTGCGTTCTCAGAAGCTTGGTCGTCGCCTAACGAGCAAGCCGGGTGCCAAGGTCAAGCATGGTGGCGATCCTCGCCATCCCATGTTTCCCCACAGCTATACCGGTTACATTCTCGGTTGCCGATGTGTTGAATGCACAAAGAGCAATACCGAAAATCATCGCGCTTATGTTGCAAAGGTCAATGCCCCCGGGGGTGCTTTTGCAGCAAAACAAGCAGCGGTAAAAGCGGTTTGGGCCAAGACCCCAGAAGGGCAAGCGTCGCATAAATCGGCTCACGTGGTCTACAAAGCCAAGTTAAAAGCTTGGATGAGGCGCACGAGAGATCAAGGCGAGATAACGCTTATCGCGCAGATTTATGTCTCATGTCCCGACGGTTATCATGTTGATCACATAGTCCCTCTTGCAAAGGGGGGATGGCACGTAGCGGAGAATCTTCAGTATCTTCCTGCCACCATCAACATGAACAAAAAGGCCAAGCTTAATTACGACGTGCGCCACCACGCAATAAGATGGCAAGATGCGCTAGGAAGTCCCTTCAACGACTATCCCAGAGATGGGAGTAGCTCCAAGCGGAGCGAAGCACACGGGATCCGTCTCGTAGAGACGGATTGTGATATAGTCTCCTCTGCATCGAAAGATGCAGCAGCCGCCATTGGCGGCGATGCCGACTTAGCGAGTCGGCATGAAGATCAGGCCGTATATGGGTTACAAAATCAGCCCCCTCATGGTGTAAGTCATGAGTGAAAATGCCGTGAACTCAGGGAAAACCCTAACTGCAATGCAGAAGGATAATCCTGAGCCAAGCCGCAGAAATGCGGAAGGTGCAACGATCATCCCCGAGAGGGGAGTAGGCCCAAGCGGGCCGAAGCGCGGCAGAACCGACCATGTGTCGGTTTATGATATGATCTGGACTGGCGGGAGACCGTCAGCAGTTCCGCAAGGAGCGGTACAGGAAATAGCGAGCCTGTGCGAACATTTCGGACGAATACTTCGGCATCGCGTGGCCAACGACATGGCGCCCGGTGAAGAACGATCTGGAGTCGGTCTACCAGTATCGCGACGAAGGCTTCCAGATGATCTACAACGGCGAGATCGGGAAGTTCGAGGGTGTGCGCTTCATCGAGCAGACCAACGTGCCGAAGGGCAACTACGTTTCCGGCAACTACATTTCCGGGAGCTTCACGGCCTGGGCGAACGGTCTTTCCGACAACGCGATCTTCTTCGGCGAGGATACGGTGGCCGAGGCGATTGTGGTTCCCGAGGAAATGCGGGGCGCTATTCCGTCCGACTACGGTCGGTCGAAGGGTATCGCCTGGTATTATTTGGGAGGGTTTGCACTTACGCAAACTCAGGCCAAGCAAACCCGCATCGTAAGATGGGCCTCTGCTGGGTGACGAGGAATACTACTACCTTGGCGGAAGTGCAAACGCCGGCTATAATGCTCTCCCCTAAAAATGGAGAGTGGGATGCTGGACGAAGGACTGATCCGCCGATTTCAGGCAAGCTTCACAGTTGGCCTGGAAGACGAATGCTGGCTGTGGCAACGGTCTATGCATGTGAAGGGGTACGGCCAGCTCAAAAAGACCGGCGAGCGGGTGCAGGCATATGCACATCGCGTAGCCTACGAGTTGGCTTTCGGCGAAATACCCCTGCACAGGCAGGTATGCCACAAGTGCGACAATCCAAGATGCATCAATCCGGCGCATCTGTTTGTGGGCACGAGTGGCGACAACCATCAGGACATGAAGCGGAAAGGGCGCCATCTCTACGGTGTTCGAAACGCTATCGCGGTCCTGACCGATCAGAAGGTGCGAGAGATTCGAGCACTGCTCACGGTCGGCGTGTCACAACGAGAACTCGGCATGCGCTACGGTGTTTCCCAGGGCACAATCAGCAAAATCGCTCTGGGACAGCGTTGGGTGCATGTAACATGAGGAGTGCATGAAATGGCACAAGGCGACTACACTCACCCGTCTTACCTCACCCGGCAGATACTGATGTTCACGGCGACTGCCGGCGCCAACGGCACGTCTGACATCAAAGCTCTGCCGTGGGATATCGACGTTCACCAGCTCTCGTCCGTCGTTGTGACGGCCGGGACGACGGCGGGCGCCACGGTGTTCCTGCTGGCTGGCACGGCGACGGTGGCGAACTCCACCATCACCAATGGCACCAGCACTGCTGGTGTCACTGGCACGACAGGCGACTTGGCGACGAAGATCACTGCTGGGACGTTGATCTCCATCAAGAACGGCACCGATGCTACCGGCGTCGCTCGTGTGGCGATGGAGTACAACATCAATCCGACGACGGGCACCTGGCTCGGAGTCGAGTGATGGCAATCCCTCGCACGCCAGCCTTTATCGGGCAGATCCCGGTCTTCGGACCGGACCCCGATAAGAGCGACCGGTCGGACTTCCGGAATGTGCCAGAGTCCGATCGTGGGAATGCGGACTACAGCGACCAGGGGCTGCTCGGGAGCTACTCCACCGACGAGGAGCGGTTCCGCGGGCCTTCCGACGTTCGCTACATGGCCGGTTATGGGGCCACGTCGGAGGATCTGGATCGTGGGTTCGTTGAGCCGACGATCCGGGAGAATCCGGCGTATGACCTAAGCGATTACAAGTCGCGTTGGACGCAGCCTCGTGAAGCGTTCGATGACAACGGGCAGACGGACATCACAGCAGAGCACTGGGATTTCCGTAGCCGCAACCAGCGGTCGCGCGGGTTTCTGACCCGGCCCCGCATACCTACGGAGCGTGGATGATGGCCAAAGAAATGCGTCGCGATGGCGATGGTTGGAACTCTGGGCGCGATGCCGCCTACATCAAGCCGAAGTTCATCCCTGACTACGAGTTGCTGCCGCGCGACGATAGCGGTGGTCCTGAGTGGCAACCGCGCACAGCGGTCTTCGGCGATGGCGGCGACATCACGGGCGCCAAGGCGCATCTGTCGGCGCGCGGCGGCGAGGACGACGAGTTGGAGGGAACTGAGGAGACAGGCACCCTCAAGGCTCGTAACAGCGGTCGGGGTGGGATGCAGAAGACCGACCGTCGCATGTCGAAGGAGTGAGCGGGATGGCGAACTCCAGGCCGCAGGGCGGTGACGTTCAGGGCACCGCTCGTATCGAGGTGTCGCAGGGTGAGGCTCTGAAGGTCGCTGCTGCGTCCTTCGATCCTGGCTACGATGTGGATGCCTCGATTGAGGGCGGCGATCCTGAGCAGCGCATGTCTGAAGCCGATCTCATCCAAGGGTTCTGTGCATACGGTAAGCTCGCTGGGGAACGCAGAGGGCGCAAGTGACTTCGGCCAGCGATCTATGGCGCGTCACAGCGGACGGCAACTCGGTTGAATGTCCAGGTGATAGCGAATGGTTGACCAAAGACGAAGCTAAGCGCGTATGCATTCAGAAGAGAATCGAGACCAGGACTCCATGGTTTATTCAAAATCTGAAAGATGCGTGCTTCGAAAGTGCCGGCGTCGGGTTTTCTGAAGGCAGGAGATACGGCAGCCGAAGACCGCGGGGCGCAAGTATGGAGACGCTTATGAACGACCGTTGGCAGGAGATGTCAGATGCTTGACCACACCAAGCCGTGCGATCAGGTCTTCGGCATTCCTGGTGTGTCATGGTCACAGGACGGCTGTCTGTATAATGCAGTCGGCCGTCCTGTCACCTACCGGTGGGAGAAGACGGGGGAGAAGGACGCCTCTGGCGATCCGCAGGACCGTTTGATCGTCACGGCGCTGGAAGACCCGCCCCCTGTGCCAGTGGTTGTCGCGGCGTCGGCCGATGAGTTGGACAACGCGGACTGGCGGCATCTGAAAGCGATGATGATGCAGTACGGCGAGGACTACACGACGAAGGAGGCGGCGATAGCCTTCCTGCGCGGGAGGAAAGTTGCCGCATGACTTGGTCTCCCCAAACCTCCCGCGGCATGGAGCAGGACAAGATTGCCCACCTCGTGGTGCCGTATCTCCGCGGCACTGCGCTCGATCTCGGGTGCGGCATGCGGCGCGTGTGGCCAAGCGTCATCGGTGTGGACAATGGGCGCACGTTCGGCGCGAACACTGATGCGGGTGTCTTTGCTCCGATCGACAAGCTGCCGATGTTCGCTGATGGCAGCGTGGATGCGGTGTTTTCGAGCCATGCGCTGGAGGACTTCACGCGCGAACAGACGCCAGAGATCCTGGCGGAATGGGCGCGCGTCATCAAGATCGGCGGATACCTCGTGCTCTATGTGCCGAGTGCCAACCTGTATCCCAAGGTCGGCGAGCCAGGCGCTAATCCTGCGCACAAGCAGGACATCTATCCTGGCGACATCGAGGCAATCCTCCGAAGTGGATGCAACCACCTTCCTTATGATCCATCATTTCAGAGATTAGATGATGTCTCGGTGAATGACTGGGGATGGGAACTGCTGGAGTCCGAGGAGCGGGGCGAGGACGATGAATACAGCCTGTTCGTCGTGGCGCGGAAGACCGAGAGCGGCTGGAAGGAAAATGTCTGGCAGCGCAATCCGGAGGGCAAGAAGCGCTGCTTGGTGATCCGCTACGGCGGTATCGGCGATATGATCATGGTCGCGTCGGTTCTCCCGCACCTCAAGGCGCAAGGCTATCATGTGACCCTGAACTGTCGGGCCGACACTGCGGACATCCTTCGCCACGATCCGAACATTGACGACTGGATCGAGCAGGCTACGGACTTCGTGCCGAACGTCCAACTCGGTCCCTACTGGCGGTCGCTGAGCAGGCGCTACGACAAGGTGGTGAACCTGTGCGAGAGCATCGAGGGCTCGCTCCTGATGCTCGCTGAGCGGCTCCAGAGCCAGTACCCAGATGACTGCCGGCGCAAGATGGCCGGCGTGGTGAACTATGTCGAGCGCACGCACGATATTGCCGGTGTTCCGCACGAGTATGCGCCGCGGTTCTTTTCGACGGCGTTCGAGCACAATTGGGCGCTGGGCGAAAAGCACAAGCGCGGCGGCCCGGTGGTGCTGTGGACGCTCAACGGTTCATCCCCCCATAAGGTATGGCCGTGGACGCATATCGTTGCCGCGTGGCTGGCGCAGCGCACGCCAGCGCACATCTACCTGGCAGCCGATGCGGGGATCGGGCGCATCCTTCAGGACGCGATCGTGGAGAAGCTGCGGGAGGATGGCGCGGACCTATCGCGGATCTTCGCAGTGGCCGGGAAATGGACCGTGCGGCAGACGTTGGCGTTCGCGCAAGTTGCGGATTGCGTTGTCGGTCCTGAGACCGGCGTGCTGAATGCGGTGAGCATGGAGACGGTGCCGAAGGTCATCATGCTTTCGCACTCGTCGCATACGAACCTCACTCGGGATTGGCGCATAGCAGAAGTCTTAATGCCAGACACTGAAGTTGCGCCATGTTTTCCGTGCCACAAATTACACCATGGGTGGGAAACCTGTCATCAACACCCTGATACGAATGCTGCTTTGTGTGCTTCTGGGATTTCTCCCGATAGAGTGTTCGAAGCAATTGCGATTGCTTTGGGCGCTAAAAAAGCAGCCTAGACGTGCTTCCATTTCTCCCTAGAGCGGATCTTGTGAATCGTCACAGGGCTGACGCTGTAGATACGCGCGATTTTTCGTTCAGGAGCCTCCATTGCCCTAATGGCAATGACATCCAATTCGGAAAGTTTAGCGCCCGGCCGTTTTGTTCCTTTGCATTGCCTTTCTCTGGCGATCATATCATCGCTATTTTGCCTCGGCGTTCCGAGATAGAGGTGATCTGGGTTTACGCACGACGGATTGTCGCATGTATGAAGAACGTACGGCCCTTTGTGGGAATGTGGCGGAAGCGCCCCGTTATGGAGTTCGAAGCTAACTCTGTGCGCAAGGTGATGCCACTTTCGCCCAATGTTGAGCATCCCATATCCCTGGCGACATCCAGGTTTATTCTTCCAAACCCAACAGCCGTTTGGGCCGTTCTTGTTAACGCGTTCCCAGAACATGGTTTCTATCACTTCAGGAGTGACGGTTTTCTTGGCTGGCATGGTCCTAACATGGAACATGTCGCTATCCAAGTCAAGGCCATATGACATGGCCGTATTGAGCTGGACGATCCTTACGGGTCTTTCCACCACATCGGGCTCGATCGCCAATTATATGAACAAGGCGACGATCGCTCCGACGGCTGGCGCTAACAATCCGGCTGACTTCATCATCAACGAGGCTGAGTCCTGGATTTACCGTCGCCTCCGCCATTGGCAGATGCTGACGGCACCTACGGGCATCACGCTGACGCAGGGCGTCGATACCATCGCGATCTCAACCCTGACCGGCTTTCTGGAGCCGATGGATCTCTGGTATCTGAACAGCGGCGCACCTTACTGGATGACGCAGAAGACGCCCACCCAAGTCTATCAGGCATGGGCCTACAATGCCGACAATACGCGCGTTCAGCAGCCACCGGTGATCTTCGGGTTCGACCAGACCTCGATCCAGATGGACAGTCCACCGGACCAGAATTATCCCGGTTTCATCACCTACTATCAGGAACCGGCAGGGCTGTCGGCAGCGAATGATACCAACTTCGTCACGGCGACCTATCCGCGCATGATGCGTTGCGCCTGTATGGCGGCAGCCTGTGAATGGGCGAAGGATAACGGGCAAGGGAGTTTTGATCGAACCTACTGGGATCAGCTCTGTGAGGAGGAGATCTATATCGCCCAGCAGGAGAGCGATCGAGCGCGACGCGGTATTGAGAATGCCGGTGTGCTGATTGGTGGGGCTGCCACAGCGTTGCCAGCATTCCAGGGCGGCTGGTGATGACGCTCCAGGTCATCTCCCCACCTGTCGGTGTCTACCTGACTGGCTCGCCCTACTCGGCCGGCAAGAGCGGCGGCTATACCGGCATCGGCACAGGCATTCGCCAGGGCTCCGGTCGGTGGACGATCGCCAACAATATCGAGTTCATCTCCGGTCAGCCGCAGAAGGTCGCTGGGTGGATCTCGGCTGCTGGGAGCACGACGATCGGCATTCCCCGCGCATTCCGGCAGTGGCTGGCTGATGCGTCGAATGGCACCGTCTACACAGGCATCGGGACCGACTCGCATCTCTATTACCTCGATGGCGCCGGTGTGCTGCATGACATCACGCCGAAGACCACCGTTACGATAAGCCTAACGGATGCCATTACCGTCCACAGCAACAGCGCGATTGTGACGATTGCCGATGCGACGGGAGTGTGGGCTGTCGGTGATCTCGTGGGGCTGTTCGCCACAACGACGGTGAGCAATGTCCTGTTGAACGGCTGGTACAACGTCGCGAGTGTGAATCCAGGCGTTGGATATACGATCACGTATTCAGTGCCGGCTTTGGCCGATGCGGGGCCGGGCGGCGGTGCTATCGTCGCTAACTATCCGCGGACGACGCAGGCGAATCCGTTCACAACCACGCTCGGGTCATCCATCGTCCATGTAAATGTTGCTGTGACCCAAACATACCCAGGCCAGTTCGTGACGTTCTCTGGCGCGACGGCGGTCGGTGGTCTGACGATCAATGGGCCTTATGTCATCGTGACGGTGATCGATAATCAGCATTACACGATCGATACCGGCATCCAGGCGACTTCCAGCGCTGGACCTGGCGGCGGTGCCAATGTCACCGCGGTCTATGATGTGCCGCAGATCGGGTCGCTTACGCCGTTGGGCTTGAATGGCTGGACGCTGGACGCCTATGGCAATCAGTTACTCGCGGCGTCCATCGGCGGCACGATCTACGTCTACGACCGGGTTTTTCCGAACACGCGCGCATATCCTATGAAGAACGCGCCAGCCACAATGATGGCCATGTTTGTGACTCCGGAGCGGTTTGTGGTCGCGCTCGGCATCAATGGCAACCTGATGCAGATCGCATGGGCGGATCAGTCGGATTACACGGACTGGACAACCACGCCGACGAATACCGCGAACAGCGGGCGCACACTCGTCGGCGGGTCTTATTTCGTGGCTGGCAAAGCTGTGCGTGACGGCGTGTCCATAATCTGGACGGACAAATGTGCCTTCGAGATGGCGTATCTCGGGTCGTTCGAGGTGTATTCCACGCAGCTTTTTGGCGATCAATGCGGCCTTGTGTCGCCGAATGCAGTCGCCGTCGAGGGTGGCATCGCCTACTGGATCAACGACTCATCCTTCTGGACGTGGAACGGCTCGGCGGTGCAGATCGGGGGTGAAGATGTGCGGACAGCGATCTTCAATCCGAACACCGTCTACAGCATAAATCCGGACTTCCTACGCAACTGCGTTGTGGTGCTGAACCGTACGAAGCATCAGCTTCGGATGTACTATCCGGAGGCGTCCAATCCGAATGGCGAGAATAACCTTGGGCTGATCTATCAGTATGACGATCCATGCTTTTCCACGTTGGCATACGGGCGCTCGGGAGCCTACGACTCGCAGCTTGGCGTGTCGCCGGTCAGTGGCGATACGACCGGGGCTATCTATTACGAAGAGAACGGCACCGATGCGAACGGTTCCGCGCTATCGTGGAACCTTCAGTTGTCTGAGATGGATATCAGCAACGGCGACCGAAACGCTGACATCTTTGGGTTCATTCCCGATTACGATGGCGGCAACGTCAATCTGTTCGTCTGGACGCAGGAGTACCCCAACACAACCGAGACCACGAGTGGGCCATTTCCGCTGACTGTCACAACGGGGCGCGTCGATCTACGGCTCGATGGCAAGATCTTCTTTATGTCCATGTCTGCCAATATTCTCGGAAGCACCTTCCGTTTTGGGGCGCCGCGGCTAGACGTGCAGCCATCCGGAGCGCGGCTGTGAATAGGACGGTCCTTCCCATTCCTCCTGACCCTCCAAAGGGTTCCTCGGATTATGACCTCGCGGTCTATCGTTGGATGATGCAGGTCAAGCATCGGTTGGAGACGGACAGCGTTGCCAACACGCAGCCGATCTCGCCATTCGTGGTTGGCACATATACGGCCGTCAATACGGTGACAGGGACTGATGCGCTATCCAACTTTGTCGCGACGATCGTGACGGCATTGCAGGCGCAGGGCATCACGGCGCCCCTTACCAAGAGGACAGACTGATGAGCGGCACCATGCAGCAAATGCCGATGCAGCCGCAGCAGCGACCGGCTATGCCGATGCCAGTTCCGGGGCAGATGCCACAACAGGGCGGCGCTCCACAAGGCGCTGCTCCGCCGCCTCAGATGCCGCAGCAACCCCCGATCCAGCCGCCTGTGGTCGGCGGGGCTGCGGCCAGCAATCCGAACCTCGCGTTGTTCGCGCAGGCCGCACAGGCTGGGCGGCGTCCCGGCATGCCGCAGCAGCAGGGGGCGCAGCGCCTTACGCCGCAGGAGATGGCGAAGCTCGGCCGGTTTGGCGATCAGGTCGTTGGGCATCTGTCGCCGGGAGAGATCACGGTCCCACCCGAGTTGCAGACGCCGAAGGTGCTGGCGGTGCTGAACCATGCGTTCAGCCAAGTGGGTGTATCGCCGCAGACCTTCACGGCAGGGTCGCCGCAGAATGTCCACAATCCAGTGACGGGCGCTCCTGAGTTTAGCCTCCTGGCGGCGCTCCTACCGGTGCTCGGGGCGATCGGTGGGTCATTCATTCCTGGTATCGGGACCGCAGCCGGTATGGCGGTCGGTGGTGCCCTCGGTGGTGCTGCAGGGGGACTTATCGACAAGAACCCTTCGGAGGCTGCGCTGGGCGCTCTGGGCGGTGGCGTTGGTGGCTATCTCGGCGGATCCGGTGGCCTATCGTCACTGTTCGGCAGCGGCGCGAATGCAGCGACAGGAGCAGCGGCGACAGGAGCGGCGACAGATGCCGCCACCACGGCGCCGTTCGGGGCTGCCACAGGTGCGGGGGCAGCCGCTGGGCAAGACGCCCTGGCGGCTCGCTTGGCCTCTGGGGATAACCCTGCTGGCATCCTGAACGTGCCTGGCAGCGTCACAAGCACTGCTGCGGCGGCCGGCCCGAGTTGGGGCCAGCGGTTAATGGGCGCGCTATACGCTGGAGGGGGCGCTGGAGTCGGTCAATCGCTGGCACCACAGACGCCAGTGGATAACACGCCCCCCGGCTTCAACAACCCGATGCCGCCGCTCAATCGCCAGTTCGGACAACTTCTCGGGTCGAATCAGTCGAACGTGCCCAACTTCACGAACTACAACCCATACACGTCAGTCATGGGACCGAATCCCGGCTACTCGTTCTTCCCAGTGAGTAGCTGATGTCAGGCACGATCGCGCCGCAGTGGCAGACAAATCCTGCGGCTCAGCAGCCGGGCCAGGTTGGCGCGGGGAATTACACGTCGCTGTTGAACGGTATGTCGCCGATGCCCTCGATGGGCATGATGCCGCAGCAGGGACAATTCACGCCACCGCAGCCTCCCCACGGGTTCATGCCACAACAGCAGCCGTCGGTCGGACAGATCACGCCGAACCTCGCGATGTTCGGACAGGCTGCCCAGCAACCGCCTGGCAATACCAACTACCTGACGGCCATCCTTCAGGCCATCCATGCCGCAGGCGGCGGCGGCGCGCCTCCGATCAACGCGGCAAACGTCCCAAGTCCGATCGGCTGGAATCCGGCTTCGCTGGCATCGGCGGGAGCGCCGGCGCAACAGGCACCTCCCGGTATCACCAGCCTCGCGCAAATAGCGCCTCCCGCTGCTGCACCGGCTCCGTCGTCGGTCAATCCGCAATTGGCGCAAGCGTTACAGAGCTTCGTCCAGTCTGGCGGCGGTGACGGGAGTGGTCAGTGATGGACGCTATGACCATCCAGCGGCCGACGATCGTGCTGGTGTCGCCGGGCAATCTCGATGCGCTCTGGCCACACTGGGAACCGCTGCTGAAGCGCGCACTGCGCCATGTCGAGACGCACAATGCAGAAGATGTGCGCCAGGTGGTGGCCGATGGTTATGCGCAGCTCTGGGTGCAGTGGAGCGGCACGCTGGAGGCGTTCATTGTCTCGGAGATCGTGAACTATCCCCGCGGTCGCTGGCTGCGGCTTTGGCTCGCCAGCACTGCTGATGGCGCCATTCTCGATGACGATCGGTTCGAGGATGCCACGGCCGAATTTCGCGATGCGGAGGACTGCAAGGGCTACGAGATCATTGGCCGGCTTGGGTGGCTTCGACGCTTCCGCGATCTGCGCTTCGAGGGCGCCATTATGCGCACCACCACAGGAGATAAGTGATGGGTGGCGGCAGCAGTGGGGGTGGGGGAAGCAGCACCCAGACAGTTACACAGTCACAACAAATCCCGCAATTCGAACAGAGCTACGCTCAGAACAACCAGAACATCGCTCAATCTCTGGCTGCACAGCCATATCCGGCGTACCAAGGCCAACTGGTTGCACCGCAGACGCCGACACAGCAGGCTGGGCAGCAGGCCGCGATCAACACGGCCGGCTCATATGCTCCGGATCTGGCCGGCGCCGAAGCGGCGACACTCGGGGCGCTAGGGCCGAACTCCACGACGCAGGCTGGCGTCAACACGCTCGCGGGTGCGACTGGCCAGATCAGCAACTCGATCGGACCGAATGCCTATACCAACGCAGGCGTGGGCCAGATCGCGGGATCCACCGGCTTCAATCCGATCACGGCGGCCGGCGTCAATACGATTGGCGCGTCGGCGGCCAACAATCCGGCCAACCCAGGCGTGATCCAGTCGTACATGTCGCCGTTCGTGCAGGCCGCGCTTCAACCGCAGATTACCGCGCTTAACACGCAGCTCGGCCAACAGCAGCAGCAGACCAATGCACAGGCCACGCAGGCAGGCGCCTTCGGTGATGCGCGACAGGGCGCCGAGAACGCGCTGAACAACTTCTACGGCAACCAGTCGCTGTCGGGGCTGCTCGGTCAGGGCTACAACACGGCCTATAACAACGCGCTCCAGACGGCGACCACAGAGCAAGGTCTCGGCCAACAGGCGGGACAATCGCTGGCGAATATCGGGCTCGGCCAGGGTCAGTTGGGACTGTCTGGTGGTCAGGCCCTGACCAATGCTGGGCTACAGCAAAGCCAGCTCGGTCTCACTGGCGGACAGGCTCTTGGAAGCATCGGGCAGGCGCTGGCCAATACCGGGCTGAGCCAATCGAACCAGCAACTCCAGGGCGGCGCGCAACTCGGCAGTCTTGCTGGCCTTAACCAATCGCTTGGGTTGCAGGGTGCGAATGCGATCTATGATGTGGGTCAGCAACAGCAACAACTGGCACAGCAGGCGCTCAACACCGCGTATCAACAGTATCAGAACCAGGTGCAGTGGCCATACCAGAACCTCAACGTGATGGAATCGGCGCTGTCGAACTCGCCTTACAACATGGTCAACCAACTGACGCTGCCACAGTCCAACCAACTGGCCGGCAATCTTGGCACGTTCGCTGGATTGGCTGGGTTACTAGGTGGTTCTTCGGGAGGCTCGGCGACAGCTGCTGCGCCCTTTGGCGGATCTGCCTATAATCCATCGTCGGCGACTGCATAATGGCCGATCCATTCGATCTCGCCAACGCAGACCAGCCCGCGCAGGGCGGCGGCGTATCGCCGGACTTCTGGCACAACCTGATGATGTTTGGCGGTGGTCTGGCTACTGCGGCCAACGCACGCAACGGCCAAGGGTTCCTGACTTACGGAGGCGACTTTTCCGGTCCGTTTGGAGCCGCTTTGCAGCAGACTGGGCAGCAGAGCCTGGAGACGGCGAAAACGAAATCTTCCATCGCTGCCCAAGGAGCAGATACGCAGGGGCGGCAGATCCAGAACCAATTAGCGGCCCTTGGACTGCCAATGGCACGCTTGCGCGCCCAAGCAGCAAGCGACCCGGCCCTTCTGCAACAACTTCTAGGAGGCGCCCCGCAATTACCACAGGACCAGTCAGCCGCAACACCGCAAGGAGGCGCATCTCAGGCACCGGCGTCATTTGCAGGAGGTGGCGGCTCGATTGCGAACAATCCAGCGATTCAGCCGATCGTTGCGGCTAAGGCGCAGCAGTATGGCATCCCGCTACCTCTGGCGAATGCTTATCTCCAGCAAGAGAGTTCGTTCGGAACCAATCCGGCAGCGAAGGGAAATATCGGTCAGATCACGTTCAAGACAGCGAATAACCCAGGCTACGGGATGACGCCACTTTCAGGTGCGGACTTAACCGATCCGACGAAGAACATAGACTTCTCGTTGCAGTATCTTCGAAAGGCTGGTGACCAAGCTGGCGTAAAGAACTGGAACGATCCATCGCAATGGGGGATCGCTCTCCAGGCATACAACGGCGGCGGCGATCCGAATTATGTACAGAACGTGGCTCGCTGGTTGCCGAAGAATACGCAGGTCGCGGGCGGTGCTGCGCAGTCAACTCCACCATCATTCCAGGTGGCGCAAGCTGGGAACGGTCCTATCCCAGTTCCCCAATCCAGCGGTGGTTCTTCTCAAGGCGCCCCGCAAGTGGCACAGAATCAACCGCAACAGGGCAACGTGGTGCCAGGACAGGGCGGTTTCTCTCCTGGCTATATCACGCCGCAGCAGGCGTTCCAGCGAGCGGAGGCGTCTCGCCAGCAAGCAATTCGATTGCAGATGCTAGGCTTCGACGCTACGCCAGCGACGCAGCAGGCTGCCGCATGGCAGGAGTATGGCCAGAAGCAGCTTCTGCAACAGACCCAGCCGACCACGATTCGCGGGCCTGGATCAGCCTCGATCAATCCGGCAACCGGCAGCGTCATTCAATCGCCGCTCGAATACGAGACGACTGGCCCGGATATGCGGAAATATCGCATCACGCAGAATGCGATTGAGACAGGGCAACCTTATCAACGTCCTGCGGGTGTTCCCGCTTGGGCGCCCCCTGGCACGTTGTCTGTTACATTATCCGAGCCGTCCCCTGGGGAACATACTGCTGTCACCGATGCTGCCGCTGATGCATTTGGTGAAAAGTCTCGGGCACAATATGCGAGCGCTGCCGGCACAGTCCGAACTATGGAAGATATGGAGCAACAGGTCGATAGGCTTAACGCTGGCGGCCCTAACTGGTACAATACCGGTGCTGGTGCGGCTGCCAAACTGGAATTTGCGAAGACAATAAATGGGCTTGCCCAATCGACTGGATTAGGTACCGGGCCTTTTGATATTGATAAGCTAGCCGCAGGCGAAGATGTAACAAAGCAGGCCAAGCTAGCTGGCATGCAAGTGCTTTCGACTATGTTTGGAGGATCGAAGGAAGCTGCATCGATCATTCATTCCACACAGGCGGCGGTGCCGAACATCGAGAACACGCCGCAGGGTTTCAAGCTGCTAGTCAACGGCTACAAGGAAGCCGCGCGCTGGCAGATGGACCAGCATGCATTCATGACCAACTGGTACGCCCAGCATGCCGGAAATATGGTGGGGGCTGACGTTGCATTTACGCAGCAGTACCGGCCGGAGATGTATACACGGCGCGGCATCTCTCAGGTACAACCGTACGAGATACCCGGCAGCAATCCAACGGAGCTGAAGCGGTTTCTGCCAGGCACGCAGGTTATCGTGAAGGCTGATCCGACGAAGACACCACGCGTCATCCCTGGCGATACGGAAATTCCGTTGCAGATGCCGCAACAGCAACCAGCGCTGGGCGCGCCCCCGCAATGACGCCGCAGACAGAAGCTTGGTGGCAGTCTCTCCCGCCAGCACAAGGGGGTGCCGCGCCTCCGCCAGCAGCCGGGCCTGATGATGGAATACCGACGATCACGGTGCGTCCTCAGGCGGCTGCGTCTCCGCAAGGCGGCGGAAGCGAGTGGTGGCAGTCACTGCCCGCGGCAGCAGCATCTACCCCACAGGCTCCTGCGCAACCGCCTCCGATGGGCATGCTTCCGTGGTTGGGTCAGGGCCTCAAAGAGGGTGTGATGGGCCTTGCCAATACGGCTACTGCGATTCCGCATGCCATCACCGATCTTGCCACCGGCGCTCTCGGGCTGAAAAATCCGGTCCAGCAATTCCAGGCGCCGATCGCGCAGGAACCACAGGGCTTCGGTGAAAGCGCGGCGCGGGCGATCGGGCAAGGATTACCGACACTGCCATTGCTCGGCGCTGGAGAAGCTGCAGCCGCTCCGACGCTGCTTCGTGGCGCGGCGGCGGCTGGGCGCTCGATGCTGTCCAACGCCGCTCCGATCATCGTGGGGCAGGTAGGTGGCGAGGCAGCGTCAGAGGCAGCGCCAGAGCCGCTGAAGCCAGCGGCGCAGATGCTGGGGGCGCTGGCGACCGGTGGCGGCGTAGGTGGCGTTCAGGCGCTTGGGGAGGGGCTTGCCAGGGGAGGCTGGCGTGCTGCTGGGTCAATGGGGCTGACACCGCATACGACGTTCCAGGCGCCGGGCGGGGATGCGGTGCGGGCAACCGAACAGCAGGTGCAAGCAGCGCGCGGGCAAATCGAGGCGGCAGCCAATCAAACCCCCGGCGGTGCGACGCGGTTTCAGCAAATGCTGGAGCCGTCGCAATCGTCCGCGGCGACGCAGGCTGTCAGTCCCACCGGGCCAAACGAGATCGTGCCAGGTTCGCAGCCAACGACGGCACAGGTCGCGCCACTGCCAGGTATTGCCAAGCTGGAGGATACCGTTCGGGCGACTGGCGGCGGCCCAACCTTTATGCAGCGAGCGGAGGAGCAGAACGCCGCTCGTGTTGGCGCTATCCAGGGACTGAAGCCACAGGCCGATCCGGCTGCGGTGGGGCAGTTCTTCAAGGACCAGATGGCGGCGCTCGATGCCGCTGGCGAGCAGCAGGTCGGAGCGCAACGTGGTGCAGCGCAACAATCGACCGAAGCCCTTGGTGGCCGTGGGACTCCTGCGGCGTATGGACAGGAGATGCGCGGCGCCATTCAGGGCGCGCTTGATCCCGTCCAAGCGCAGCGGCGCGCGCTGTGGAATGCGGTCGATCCAGACGGCACGCTAGCGCTCCATGCCGATCCGGTGCGGGATGCCTTCAATCAGATCACGCAGGAGCTGACGCCAAGCGATGCACTGACGGGCGGCGAGAAAGCTGTTCTCGCACATGCGCAGGACATCGCTGGCCGGAATGGCGCGATACCGTATTCCGAGCTTCAGTCCTTCCGATCGAACATCCTCAGCGCTCAGCGACAGTCGGCATTTGGCGAGCCGCTGAGTACGCAGGGCATGCGGCGGCTGACGATCATGAAGAACGCCGTCGATCAATCGGTTGCCGACGCGGTCTCAAATACGGCAAAGTCAGATCCTGGTGTCGCTGAAAGGTTGACGCAACTTGGTCAAGCTCCTGTTGGTGTCGGAAGTGGAGAAAGCGCTGGAGGGAGTGCCGTTGGCGGAGCGGCTAGTGTTTCTGGCGCGAGCAGAGCGCAAAGCGCTAGAGCACCAGGATCGGGAGGTATTGCAGGCGCTGGCGGAGTGGAGACTGGCCCAGCAACTGAGCGAAAGCCGGAAAGCCTAACCGACTTCCTTATTGCCAAGGGAGGTGTGCAGGATCAGGGCGGCGATCTGCGTGCGATTGGCGCCGATGCTATGCATCATCGACAGGGCGGCCGCTTGGTAAATCCTAAGGGCGTTCCACTCGATTATGCCCGTGAGGCGGCAGAAGAAGCCGGATTCTTGCGACCAAACTCGACAACTGCTGATCTATTGGATTCCATCGCGAATGAAACTGGAGGACGTCCCACCTATCGCCTGTCAGAGCAAGCTGCTGGAGAGGCGTATGCCAATCAGCGGTCCGATGCAGCCAGAGAGGCTGTGCAGTATGATCGAGCGCGCACGGCTGTCGGCATGGCCGAATCCGATGCTGGCGCGCGGCTGTCTAATCTGGAAATTGATCATGCCACCAGACTTACCATGCTTGGTATGCATCCTGAGCAGGCGATTAGGGAAGCTGTTCGTACGGGCGAAGAGTTGCTCCTTACGCGAAATGCTCAGTTGTCTGATATGGGACAGACTGGTGTTCCATTCGCCGCTCGTCAGGCAGAGATGCCAATTTCTGGTGGGTTAAAAGCGAACTTCGATGCGGCCGCAGCGGAACGTGATGCAGTAGCTCGTGAGGCCACATTCCGCGAGAAAGAACGCTTTGGCCGAGGCCCAGTTGGGCAAGTTCTCGCGCGTGGCAAAGCCGGAACGCCGAACAATGTTCTCGATGCAGATGTGCCAGCGAAGTTCTTCACTGGGCGCCCATCTGAGCCGGCGCAGGTCGAAAGCTTCCTCAAGGCTGTTGGCACCCCACGCGGCGAGGCGCTCGCCCGTGACTATCTAGTGAGCGATCTTCGGCGCCGCGGCATCATCGACCAGGACGGAACGCTGAACGCAAAGCAGTTCGCCACATGGCAGCAGCAGCGCGGCGAGACAATCAAGATGTTTCCAGATTTGGGGAAGGAGTTCGCGGGCGTCGAGGCAGCCCAGCGAACGCTCAATGATGTGCAGGCGTCTCATGCTGGAGCGTTGAAGGATTACCAGAATGGTGTCGCCAAGCACTTCTTGAACGAAGAGCCGGGCCGCGCTGTGCAGAAGATCCTCGGCAGCGCAGATCGCGTGAAGCAGATGCAGCAGGCGATCGGGCGGCTACAGGGTAACCCCGATGCGGTCGCTAGCCTCAAGGGCCACGTCATCGACTACATCCTGGACAAGTTGACCAACTCGCCGAAGGCGACAGAGGGAAATGCTGCGGCGCCAAACATCACCGACGTGGGATCGCTGCGGCCCGATGCGTTCAAGGATTGGGTGGCGGCGAATAACCCCTGGCTCAAGCGCCTATTCGGCGGTCAGGGCATGCAGTCGCTGGAGATGGTCGGTGCCGACCTGCGGCGGCAGCAACTGCGTGGGATTGCATCATCGGGTTCTCCGACGGTCGAGCGTGGCATTGCTGCCCAGCAGCATGGATCGCTCCTGCGCCAACATCTTCCGACCGTCATGGCGCTCCTCGGGGAGAAGATTGCGGAGACTGGCGCGGGGGCGCTTGGGATGCATGGCGTTGCGGGCCTTGGCGTGGAAGCCGCTGGCATGGCGCTTCCCGTATTGGCGCATGCCCTGCGTCAGCGTGGCATCCAGACTACGAACGATCTGGTACGAGAGGCCATGCTGCATCCATCGTTGGCGCGCGAACTGATGGCGCGACCGAAGCAGGCGACCATCGGGAATGTCCTTCAGCGTCGCATCGCACATAACTTGCTGGCCGTCACCGCGTCTCAGGCAAACTCACAGGAAAGCCACCAATGAGAAAACTCGCCTTCCTCTTTTGTCTCCTGGCATGGCCAGCGGCGGCTCAGGTGACGATCCAGCCGGGGCAACGAACGTCCATACCAGTGAGCGGCACCATCACGCTTGGCAACACGTTCCAGAGCGTTCTGGCGGCGGATTCTAATCGCACGGCCTGCGCGATCCAGAACACAGGCACGCATACGATGTATTTCTACCTCGGCGCGACTGCCAGCGCGACAACCTCGAATAGCCTCCAAGTAGCGCCGCTCGGGTGGTTCTACTGCTCGAACCAAGGCGGGACGATCGTGGCGACGGACAACATCGCCATAACGACATCGACAACGAGCGATACGTTCGCGGGGTTTTACCAACATTGACCGCGCCTCAAAACCCTCGGCTCCTGTCCTGGCAGCAGCTTGTCCTCGAAGCCGATCCGAATTGGCAGAGAGACAACCTGCAACCGTGGATTTATGAGTTCAGCAACCGGCGGCTGTTTTACGCGACGATCCCCATGTATGGGCCGCCAACGTCCGGTGGCCTGATTAACGACGGCGGATTCCTGATGCTGGCGGGGGAGACGTTCGGCTATCCGGATTCCGATGCTGGGCTTCCTCCCGGATCGTTCTACTCCAACGGGCTTTTCGTGAGCCTCACGCCAGGAGCTAAGCCATCTCCTCCGTCTACGCCGCCTCTTCTCTTTCCAGGGCTGAGCGCGAGCGGTCTACTTACGTTTGGGCCTGGCACGATCGTTAATTCGTCGGCTGTCCCTGGTTCAACCCAACTCTTCCTGAATGGTGGCTTTGTATGCGTGGCGTGATCCTGGCTTTCGTTCTCGCCGCTGCTTTCTGGCCAACCAGCACGCGTGCGCAATGCTCACCAACTAATCCTACTGCCTGCGGGTCTCCTGGCGTTAATAACCTCTATGTGGGAGGCTTATTGAAACTCAATGCCGGATTGGTGTGTGACGGCACGACCGACGTGACGGCGACCATCCAAGCCGGGATCACCGCAGCAGCGGGAAATGCTACGTATTATATCCCCAACACCGGTTCAGCCTGTCTGATTTCCGCCCGGCTGAATGTGCCAAGCAACACACATCTGATCATCGATGGCACGATCCTGATGAAGGCCGGTGTCAATCAGGACATGCTGTTCACTGTCACCAACGCATCGAACATTGTCATCGAAGGACATGGCATCCTCGACGGCAACAGGGCCACGCAAACCACGCGCGGCGCCGGAGTGATGACCGGGCTCGGAAACTCAATGGTTGTGGTCAAGGATCTGACTATCCAACACATGCGCAACTGGCCAGTGAACATCGTCAACACCACGGGAGCGTGGCTCATTAACCTTACGATGAACGACGCAGGAAACTCGGCTGAGTTCGCCCAGGGGACCAATAACTGCCACGCCAGCGGCCTAAACATATCGAACAATTCCGACTATTCGTTCGCTTTCTACGGCGGTGTGTTCAACTGCGAGATCACCAACAGCAATCTGACGAGCGGCAGCATCGACGGAATAATCGTTCTGAGTGATAGCGGACAGACGGTGGCTTCGCATGACATTGTGATCGCCGACAACGTCATCAACGGAATGGCGCAGGCTGGCATTGGAATAAACAGGCTAGGAGGCGGAGCGGAAAACCACGATATAGTCATATCCAACAACCGCATGTCAGGGGACGGTATCCAAACGCTCAATGGATATTGTGGCATTCGTATCCTTGATGCTCAAGAAGTCCTGGTGTCTGGCAATCACATCAGCAACGACGGGAATGCGACAGTAAGCACTCCGTGCTATGGCATCCTGGCCAGTGGCGCGTCGAATGACATTATGGTGGATGGTAACTTCATCCTCAACGAAGGGCAGCCGTCGAGCGGTCTCGGCGTAGGAATCCAAGTGGGATCAAGCTGCGTCCGGTGCACATTCCAGAACAACACATTGGGAGATAATCAGGGCTCCCCTACGATGGCATTCGGCGTCGGAGGTACTCCAGGAACCGGCAACAGGATCATCAACAACACCATCTATGGTACCATTGGAGATCCGTATTCAGCCGTCTTCGCTACCGACACGGTATTGCAACAGATAGCATCCGATGCGGTCCGCGTGATAGCGGCTGGCAATGGCGGGTCGATAACGGCCAAGCCATATGCGGGGTTCATGCAGCTCAATACGACTCCTGGCACCATTGCTGGCTATACCGTCACAGCTCCATCCGATCCGACGTTGAACGAGGTGCTAACCATAACCTGCAACGGCACCGTGACCGCGCTTACCTTCGCCCCGAATTCTGGCCAGACAGTTAACGGCGGTTCCACAACCTGCGGCCCAGCCTTGTCGGTCCGTTGGCTGTGGAATCTCGCAACGACGACATGGCTCCCGATATGAAGCGTTACACCAGGGAAGGGCCGAAGCTGTGACGCTTTCTCCGGACACGATGGATGACACCGACGTTTCCGGTGCGGGGATGTATTTCCCGCCGAACTCGGGCAATTTTGTCACTCTTCGGACCCTTCTAGGAGGCGCTGTATTCCCATCGGTAAATGTCATGTCGCCTCCGTTTAATGCTACAGGCGGCGGTGTCGTGCCGGACTCCGCGGCAATTAATGCCGCGGCTGCTTCTCTAACTGGTGGTGGAGTTCTAGTCCTTCCGTCCGCTCATACCTTTCTGTTGAATGATACGATCAAGTTACACGGCAATACCGTAATGTGGGCATATGGGGCGATCATCACGTGCACCAGTTCCGCTTCGTGGATTACACCGCCATTTGCTGGCGTCCTATTCGGATTCCAGAACGCAAACTGGGGCGCCAGCGTCATCACTGATCAGAACATCACGATCCTTGGCGGATACTTCAATTGGTCGCCACAACCGACCTCGCACATCATCAATCTCCGGAGCGTCCGCAATGCGCTGGTGCGGGACATCAGAACACTAGGAGGAGGGGATTCTGTCGCGCATCTTAGGTGCGATGGATCTGCCGTCGAGCGCTGCTATCTTGAGAACTTTAGCAACTGCGGCGCAGATCATTATGATTCGCCCCAGAATGGTATCGTGCGGGACTGTATCATCCGCACCACAACCGCCTCGCAGATGGTGAATTTTAACGCCATTGCGGTGGATGGCAGCGTGGGGCATGGCGAAGGATTTTTGCTTGAGGGCAACACGGTTGAGAGCACCGAAGCGACCGCGACGCCAATCCAACTTGAGCCTCTGGGTGCAGGCGGATCCGGCTCGACAATCACCAACGTAAAAGTCATCGGCAACAAATTTAAGAATGTATGGTTGGTTTGCCGAGGCAATATCTCGGACTATCAGGTCGCCTTTAATACCTTCAAAGGATTTCTGAACGCCTCCCAGGCTATCGTGTTCAACACTGTGTCGCCCGATGTTCCAGACGGTGTTAGCGTGGCTTTCAACACAATCGAAGACGCCACGACCACGACGGGGCTTGGCGTGGTTCAGATCGTAGCCACTGATTGGCAGTTCGTTTACAATCAAATCCTAGGCAACGGCTACACGGCTCCTGGACTTGGCGCCCCCACCAACCCTGGAACCGTCTTCGGCAACATCATCTCAAACGGGTTGGTTAACCTGGGCGTCAACACGGTTGGCACATTCGGCTTCAACATGGCCAACAATCAAATTCTGGGGTTGTTCAATTCTGGAGGTACTGGGAGGGTAAAACTGCTTCTCCAGAGCGACAATAACCTAGTGCTGCGAGGCATCGCCGGTGACGGGGTGTCTGAGCGGGTACTCTTCGCGATAACTCAGAACAGCGACACGTCGGACTTTCGGTTCGCGCCGACGGTTACGATGGGAACCGCAGGCGCCAACAATATTCGTGTAACGGGAGCGGGCACCGGAAATAATCCCAAGATGCAAGCCTTGGGCTCTGACACGGATGTGTACCTGTCCTTGGCTGGTCAGGGCGCCCGCGGTGTCAAAGGAAATCTGACCACGACAGCGGCAATTCCGAACACGGGGAATTTAGCGGCAGGAGAGTGGGGCATCTATAAGAACTCCAGCTCGGGCGCTGTGGTGCTGGCTGTCAATGATGCAGGGAGCATCAAGACAGTGGCGCTTACATGATAGAGCCTGGATGGATGGAATTTCGTGATCGGCTAGGCGCCATCAGACGCCAGCAGTTACTCCGAAGAAGGACTGATCTCATGCAATGGTTACGGCTACTCGCCTTTGTCGGGTTCTCCGGGCTGGTGCTACCTGCAAACGCTCAGTCGAGCATTCTTGGCAGTTCGCCTATAATCACAACGTATAATTCCACAACCAGTGGTATCGTCTTGTCTGGAACGATGGTTCGCATCATCGCCCAAGGTCAGGGCGGCTGCGGCGGCGCAGGCGCCGGCGTTACTACGCCGTTTACCGGCGCTGGCGGCGGCGGCGGCGGCGGCGGTTACTCAAAGGATACCGGGTGGTTCCCGGTCTCACAGTTATCTGGGACCGGCACCGTGACTATTGGCACGCAGTGTACAGCTACCGCTGGTGCTGGCGTCGGTGGAACCGGGCCGAACGGTTCGGTTGGAGGGAATGCTACATTCGCCATGACTGGACTGCCCGCGAACCTCGTCGGTTATGGCGGGGGGGGTGGTGCTGGTGCGGTCGGG